GCCCATTTAATCCGTTAAGGAACCCAAGCTTGTTCCATTTTCCAATAGTATCTTCGCGGATAACTTTAAGGTGTTTTAAACCTATGTTTCCGACCATACCTGATTCTAATAATGCTCCCATTTTAATATTTTTTTTAGTTAGCGTTTATTTAATTATAATTTATTCATGATATCCTTCATTCTTGCGATTTGTGGATTTTCATAAGTTTTAGTCTCAATTAAATTAATTGATGACCCTCCTGATGGAGTTTTAGTAATGGTTTTTTGAACCGACTCGTTCAATTTATTAACCTTAGAACCAAGTTCTTGATTAATATTAGTGAATAAGTTTTTACTTTCGTTGAGAGTTTTTACGTTATCAAAACGTCTAAGAATATTGATTTTCTCTTTTTTAGTTGTTGTGTTCTCAGTAAATAACTTAGTTGAATAAGCTAAATTAGCGTTAAACACAGCTACCTCGTTGAGTTTTTCTCTAAACAATTTAAGCGCTTGTCTATATTCTTTATTTTTCTCTCTGTAAGCCTGATTTTCTTCTTGTAACTGTTTTGCAGTTCTTATGATGTTATTGATGTGTTTCTTAGTTGATTCATTCATCGGGTATACATAGTTCCTATTTGGAGTAATGGCTTTTCTCAAACCTCTTCCAGATTTAGAACCAAAACCATACGTTCTTGAAGCTTCTTCCATATCACCTTGTTTTCCATAATGACCTTCATTAGCTTCTTTATCTACACCGTATGCTTCATGATGTTCTTTTCCATAATGACCTTCATTAGCTTCTTTATCTACACCGTATGCTTCATGATGTTCTTCATCGTGACCTTCTCCCATATATGCTCCGTACTCTCCGGCTTCTTTTTCGTGACCATCAACATCATGTCTATGATATTTATTACCTTTGTTCATTCCGTAGTGTCCTTCTCTCATTTCTCGCTCATATGCTTCATGAGATTCTTTATGACGTAGTTCTTCCAAATCTTTTCCATGTGCTTCATGTGCATGTGACATACCTAAAGATTCGTCTTCTCTAGCATTATAACCTTGTACATTTTTACGACCTGTAGAATGTAAACCATCAGGGTTTTCACCGTAATATTTTCTCATACCACCTCTTTCATCTCTTCGGTCTTTCTTTGATTGCATCATTTCTTCAAGGTCTTCCGCTGTAACGTCATCTTCTTCTAGTTCGACTTCGTACATTGGTTCGTCTTTCATTTTAAGTTCATACATGTCTTTTTTCATACCTTCTTTGATTTCATCATCTGATTCATCATCAATAACTGATTCGTGTTTATCAGACTTGTAGCTTCCTTCGTTTATTAAACCTCGGAAACTGTTAAGTTTATTCTCGGCCAACTCAATTTTATATTCAGTACCAGCTTCCTGGTCTTCAATATCAATTGTGTCCCCATCTTGTGTAACAACAATTCCGTCTTCAGTTCCCATAGCTTTGAAAACTTTCAATACTTCCTCATCGGACGCAAGGGTTAGGTCGAGTGGTTCATCCGCATCCATACTCATGGATACCATTGCTTCTTCTTCGTCAGGTAAATTAACGCTTACCTCATTTTCTAGGTCTTCATCTTCTTCGTCATCAAAATCCCCATCATCAAAATCAAATTCTTCTCCTTCTTCCGTATCTTTTACGTTTACGAAGTCGTCTTCTTCTTGTTCAGTGAGAGATTCTTTAACTAATTCTTCGATTTCTTGCTTCATAGTAGCTGCAAGTATTCCCTTTGCATTAGATTTAACAGCTTCTTCTAACTGTTGTGCCTCTAACAAAGCTTGTTCTAGGACTGATTTATTATCTGCCATGTTAATTTTTTTATTAGCGCTTTTTATGTTTATCTTTGTTAATAAATATAATGAACGTGGGAAAAATTCCCATCACACATGAAATATAAAAGAAAAAGTAATTTTAATACCCAGATAAAAAATTATCTAATTTATTCATTAAGTTTAATGAACCACTTAATGCGTTACTTGTTAACTCTTCTTTATTAGTTTCATGACTTAAAGATTCATCATAAATTTCTTTATCTTCTAAATTTTTAAAAAGGTATGCTCCTGGTGTAGATGGTGATGATACTAAATCAAAACATATTAATTCAAAGTCATCCTGTACCATGTTTTGACCATTTTCTCTTTCTAAAGAACCTACACCTCTAGATGAAATTCCTAGAGTAACTCCGTGTCTTAATAAATTAGCTGCGATGTCACCGACACAAGATAAAACTCCAGTATCGTGATAAGCTGGAGAAGTTAATATTTCTAATTTACCCATAAGGATATTACCTTCCCAAAAAGTTTCTATTACTCTATGAGAACTTCTTTCTAAATCTACTAAAGATGATTCTGGGTGATTTAATTCTGATAAGGCACTGCCTTTTTCTATCAAAGACTGATAGTTTTCTACTTCTCTTCTTAATATCTTATCTGGGTATACTCTCCCATTTCTATTTTCAACACCACTTTTTTGTAATATGGCATGAAAAATAATAGGTCCTTGTTGGATTGACCTATCTTCCATTTCTTTAATTATTTTTTTATTAAAGGTATTTTTTGGTGAAATGTGTCCTGCATCGTATTCTATAAGAATTCCAGTGCCTACTTTTCCAGGTTTTATTATTTCCATTTTCCTCTTTACCAATAAATAGTAAAGTGTTAATAAAACTTCTCTTATTATTTTTTAGTTAAATAGAAATTAAATTTTTTGGATGTAGTCAAATTTTTACTTATAATATCATTTAGTAGGTCTTTTACAAGGACTTTGATTCCGTTGGATTTTATATCTTCCTCTTGTTTAAGAAAAAGAGTTATTTCACAATTCATGTAACTACGTTTATTTTTTCTAATTCCACTAGTCCTTATATCTAAATCCACAATATGTTTATTCGATAAGAAATAGTCGGTAATAGGTACGTCAGTAATTGTGTATTTTATTTGTCTTTTGAGTTGCCCTACTATTCGTTCCCAGTTTTCTTCTTCCTCTAAAGGTGAGAACCAAGAAGCTATATTAACGTATATTGATTTTGGTTTTTTGTAATCCACACTCCCATAGTATGTCCTAAAATTAGGATTAAGATTAAGTTTAAATTGTTTTCCTGTTTTCATAAAAAATGCTATTATACATAATTATAATAGCATTTAATATTTTTGTCAAAATTAACTTTAGACTTCCTCTTCGTCCCCATAATCGTATTCGTGGGTAATGGTGGTGTGTGACGGTGAAGGGTCTTCTTTAGGTTCTTCTTTCTTACCTGCAAAATTTTCTGAAGCGGTAAATCCTAATCCTGCCATTACAATCCATTGTAAAGCTTCAAATAACGAATCTTTAACATCAAAATCCCAAAATAGATTAGCGGTATATCCGATAATCATAAATAATAGACATGTAAAAGTAACAAATCTTTTACTAGAAATCTTACCTTCACTACTTAACATATTTTGTATAAAATTCATATTATAGTGTTTTGTTTAATTGTTTTATTTTATAAAAAGAAACTTTACTTGTTTTACTCTCGATAATTTTTTTTCTTGTCTCTTCTAGTTTAGTTAGTAAATTTTTATCTTCGGTATTTTTAATTAAAGTATTTATTTTTCCAGTAACCTCCTCAACCAAAGAGCTCATTTTATTTTCTAAATTATTAATATCGGTATTGAATAATTCTTTAAATTTTTTCTTATCACTTTCAGTTAGATTAGAAAATTTTTCATTAAATTTTTTGGTGGATAAGTTTATTAATAATGAATTAGGGATTTTAGATTCAGTAACAAATTCTTTTTTTACTTCCATAATGGATTTTAAAATATTATTTTTAGCTTCTATTCTTTTTTCAATATCTAAAGCATTATTTGAGAATATTAAAATGTCCAAATTTTCGTATAAGGGATTCCTATTTTTTTTCTGAAATTTATTAAATTTACTAAGAGTAGTCTCTAATTTTTTTAGTCTAAGATGTTTCTTTTTTTCTTTTAAAAAATCTAAAGTTTCATTAAGATATTTTTCTGCTTTAACTGGGTCACTAATTTTTTTATTTTCTAACTGTGAATAGATAACAAAAAATTCTCTACTAGTTTTGTTACTTTTTAAAGCTGACATAGATTCGTGAAAAATTTTTTTAAACTGTCCTTTACTATTAAAGGATTCTACTAAGATGTTATCTAACTTGTTTTTTACTATACCGAACATATTAATTTATTTTTGCAATAAATATCTATTCACTTAATAAACTTTCTATTTTGTTGGCGACTTCGTTTAAATTATCTTTTCCTTTATCAACATTAAAATTATTGTTATCTAGTTTTTCTAAAATTAGAGGTAATTCTTTTTTTCTTTTTTCAGCTAGTGTATCTCCCGCTTCGGTGTCTGAACCACCTAAGTCTGTAGGTGGGGTCTCATCCATACCACCTTCTAAACCTGTATCAGCTGGAGATTCTTCTTCTCCACCTGCAGCGGCTTCTTCAGCACCACCTTCGTCAGGTTTCATTTCACCATAAAGTTTGTCTATATTGGAGAATATTCCAGTATTTTTAATAATTGTAGCAGTTTGATTTAATTCCTCACCTACCGCTTTTTCTATACGTTGTTGTTGTAAGTCTAATTTAATTTCTTCGTCCGAGAACCCAAGTATATGTTTTTTACCCCAAGTAGCGGATACAGCTTGTATACCAGAACCTGGGTCAGTAACAGCGTCTTTATATAAAGTAATTTTTTCTTTCCATTGTTCAATCTTTAATAATTCAGACTGGGTAGACGGGTTAGTAAGACCTAAAGTGAAATTGCCTAACTCCTCCTCAAACCCTAACATATAAAGGTGTATTATCGCTATTTTGTTAAGTTCTTGTATTATAGATTTTTGAATCCTATTAATACTTCTAGCAAATCTAATGTCTTGAATTGCTAAATTTTTACCTTCTCCCACCACATCTTCAAAACCAAGAAAAGCTTTCGGTATTCGTAAAGCCGCTAATAGTTTTTTCTGTATATATTCAATATCCGCAATTTCTGCAAGGTTAGTGGCTCCAGGAAGAGTTTCTATAGGGTTAGGTGCAGCTAAATCTCTAACTGGTATAAAGAAATCTTGGTCTACAGCCATTTGATTGTAACGTAAATCTACATTTCCAGTATCTTTATCTACAATTGGGTCTCTTTTAAATTTATTAGCTACTCTTTGTACATAAGCTTCTACGTCTTGGTCTTCCATGTTACCAACGTAGACTTTAAATACTCTTCTTTCAGGAGCTCTAGAAGTTCTATATATTAACATAGCGTCTTCTGCTAGAAGTAATTGTTTCCATATACGTCTAGATTTTTCTAACATAGAAGTCCCATAAGGAAGTCTTCTATCATCAGCAAGTAAACGAAAATGTGCTACTTCCCAGGTATTGAATTCCATATTTTTATTCTTCCATATAAATTTAACTTCTCTCTCTTCAGATTCAGTATGGTTAGTTTGGTAAGTGTTCATACCTTTTTCGATTCTCTCAATTTCAATGTTAGGTAATTGACTTGCTCCCACAATACCTTTTTCGGGGTCAATTTTAAGGTAAACAAAATTATCACCGTATTTACATGTGTTTCTTACCCACATTGGTAGGTTAGATTCTATGTCTAAAACGTTATTAAATAAATCGCCTAGTATAGCTTTTATTCTTTTAGATTCTGAATATATGTTCAACATGTAACCTCTTTCAGAAATGGTACAAGCTTCTTCAGATACAATATCTAAAGCTGCTGAAATTTCTGGAGTAAACTCCATAGATTCATAATCATAATAAGAAGCTAATCTAGTAGGTTCATAATAAACTGCCTGAGAATAAAGTTGTGATTCTATTTTCTGCCATTGATTAGCTAAATACTGACCTTGTTGTAGTTCTAATTTAGTACGGTCATAATCAGCTTTAGATGTAGTTTTTAAAATATCTTTTTTATCAAAACTATAACTACGTTTAGGTGCCTGAGGTCCCTCAGCACCAAAAAGGTTAGTTAACCTTTGAAAAATTGTCATATTGTTTTCTGCCATAACTTCTTAAACTTAATCAAATATTAATTCATGTAAATAATTAAATAACATAATTACAATCTACGTAAGCGGCTATACCATTATAGGACCCTTCTTTACATTGGCCCCCACTAACATAAGTCACACAATTATCTACTATCTGACCTGAACACTTTTCACAACAAATCACACTTTTTTTTTGTTTATCTAAAACATCGTTTTTAACAAAATAATCGGGAGGTGTTGGTAACCAAGTGTAAATGGTAGTTCCCAGTACTTGTCTGAGTTGTTTACCACTTTTAAATCTTCCACCTGACCCAAATCCAGGGTTTTTTATTTTAGCCATTTTATTTTATTTTAATCCAGTATATAACCATAAATAGTCTTTAGGGTCATTAGAAGAAGGTGGTAATGGATTACTTCTCGCTCTACCTGGTTGAAATACTGGTTTTCCTTTTGTGGTGTTGAATTTTCTTTCGTCAGTAACCCAGGCATCTATCATTGCTTTTGCTTGTGCTACATTCTTTTTTAATTGGGTAAATGAATTTTGAGCCACATAAAGTGCCATAGCTAAAGACATGATTAAATCATCGTGATGACCTTTCATGTGGTCGGGCCTACCGTTTATGTAGACAAAAGTTTTTAATTCATTCATCAATCTTTGCGACCTTATTTTAAAACCTGTCCTTAATTGTTCTTCTAAAGCTTGGACTAGTTGTGCTCTTTTACTATTAAAATTTATTCCTGGTGTCTTACTGTCAGGATTAAATTTCCACATTTCATCAGATTTAACTCCATCATAATAAAAATCTTTGTATCCCAACTCCAACATTTTTCTAGAGGTAGCAACACCCATTCCACCCGTAATATCTATTACTACAAAACAACTATACTTGGTAGCCCATTTATTAGCTAAATCTGCTACAATATCTGGTGGAATCTTACCCAAATATTCTACCACCTCTTCTCGTTCATCAAAATCTATAATAACAAAACCACTAGAGTCTTCACTATCACCTCTAGAAACATCTATCCCCATAATATATTTGTGGTCAGGAACAGGTTCTTTCCAAACCCAAAGACCATTGCCTACCCATTTTTCAACGGGGTCACATATATGTTCTTCTAGTTGGTCCATTGTCGTACTGTTAATTACATTGTCTCCTGAACCTAAAAATGCACACTCTAACTCCTGTGAAATTTTTCGTCTATCAAATTTTAATTTTTTACACATAGCTTCAAACCAATCTGAAAATGGTTTGTAACCTTTATCTAAATAAGTTTGGTACTCTTCTTTGTCTATTTTGGATAATATGTCTTCTTCATTATATTCATCTCTATTTAAAAGAAAATGTACAATATCCTTGGTTTTAACCCACCTTAAATCTTGTGTAAATCTAGGGTCATGATACCAACTTAAATAACTTATTCGAAAATTATTTAACCCTCTAACTGATTGGTCAAAAACTTCGTAGTAAATTTGGTCGAATCCATTAGGTGTGGAAATAACAATTACCTTACCCCCAGTAGCTAGTGACGCCATACATGCAGCCCATAAATCCCCACCAGATTCTATATAAGCAGCCTCATCAAATACTAATATTGTGGGCGTATACCCTCTAAGTGCATCCACTGAAGTTGCGACTGCTTTTACCTCAGAACCGTTATTAAGTTTGTAATGTTTTTGTGAATTTTTGTCTTTATCGAACCCTACATTTATCCAGTCGGGCCATTGTCTTAAAAAACCTTTTATCTTGTTTGCCATTTCAGTGGCAGTATCTAATTTGTTAGCAAGTATAAGAATTTTTTCTGGTGACTCTTTAGAAGCGAACTGGAGTTTTTTTGAAATCCATCCCGCTGTTGCTGTAGAAACACCAGCTTGTCTATACTTTAAAACAATATTATCCGAATGGTTTTCAAAATCATATATCATTTCCTTTTGTTCTGGAAACAATTCGAATGGTACATGCTTCTGTTGGGTATTGTCGTAAGTTTGCAAGTAAGTTTTAAGTGCATATGGTGTGTTACCATGACATTTCACATATTCTTGTATGAGTTCTTGTTTGTTCATTCCCATACCGATAAATAGTTGTATTTAATCTTTATTAAGATTTAGACTGGTCTCTAAGGAATTGTAACTCACCACTTGTTAGTGAAGACATTCCACTTCTACCTATTTTGTCTAGTATGTCATCAACGTCATATTGTTGATTTTCATTAGCTTTAGGTACATCTAGAGTTCCCAATACATCTCCAGTATCTGAACCTGCTACTGCAGTATCACCATCGTCGTCCCCAAAGTCACCAGTAGCGTCTTCGTAAGCTTCTTCATTTAATTGTTCTATAATTTCTTTAACAATTCTTTCTAATTCCTCTCTACCCTCATCACCACCACTTAAGATTTTCTTAGCTAATGCAAACATATCAGTCGCTTGCATACTCGCAAACTCACTAAATAGATAATTTTGAATTTCTCTTTTATCGTCTTGAAGTAAATCGTGTGGGTAAGCTTCTCTAAACTTTTCCCAGATTACTGGTCCTAGTCTTAAATCCCATACTTCCGCAACTAATGTATCTTCCGAGTCCATTACTCGTTGTGCTTTATTAGGGTCGTCTGGTAAACCTTGAGTTGCAAGTACTTCCATAACTCCCTTAACTAATTCATGTACTAAGATAGGAAAGGTTATACCTTGTGCTTTTACTGTAGGTGGGTCCGTGTCTGGGTCTACTTCTTCTTTTCCAGCCATTCCTTGACCACTTTGAGCCATCATCATAGTTGTTTGGTCTGGCATAATCCAATAAACCAAATCATTAATTGACATCATTACCCCATATAAGTTAATTAAATCTGGACTAATATTATTAAGTTCTTCTTCTACCAAATGAAACATGTAGTGTCCTTTTTTGGAAGCTCCTTGGATTAATTGGTTTAGGAATCTTCTTTTTTGTTTTTCTATATCAAAGTCCTCAAATTCTTCCATGGCTTCTTCTTCAGCGTCCATCTGTTGTTCTTGAGATTGACCTTGCATGCCCGACATATCGATTTCTCCCATACCCACAATCTTTGCGTCAAATTGTAAAGCATCTGGTGGGATAGCCATTTCTTCTCTTACTATTTTGACAGCTAGTTCTTCTAGGTCTTCTTTGTGTTGTGATTCTAATTGTAAAATTCTTTGTGTAGCACCCATTAACATTTGTTGTAATTGCATAAATGATTGGGGTGTCACATTTCTAACACCAGTATAGTTCTTAACTTTTTCTACTACCGATTTAAATCTTTCTGATGACACTAACTCCTCAAAATTACTTGGAATACCTGAAGGGTCTACAGATGGATAAGCGTCAGAACCTGCACCTGGAAAATCCCCAGTTTCTAATTTTCTTTGTAATGAGGGGTCCATTCTCTCTGGTCTATCACCATAATCTATAGGTGCTTCAAACATGTTCTTCTTAAATTCTCTTAATATTTTTCTAGTTTTCATCACTTATAGCTTTTGGTCTTGGTTTGTGTTTAGGTTTGTAAGGTGACTTTCTACCTGGTTTTGTAGGAGAAGGAGTCGTAGTTGGTGCGGGTTTAGTTGTTGGGGATGGTGCGTTCATAAATAGAGTATCGAAATCCATCCAAGCTGGTAACTCATATTTTGCGTCATCAACGTCATTATCAATAACTTCAATATCTTGTGTCTCTACCGCAATTTCATTTAAAGTTTGTAAAAATTGTGATTTTGTCATTGAAGGTCTTTCATATTTTTCAACTAACCCTAGTAACCAATTTTCAACTATTTGTTGTTCGTTTTTTTCTTTTTTAACTTTTTCTGGTAAAGAGTCAAAATCTTTTGTGTCGTCAGAAAATTCTTTAGCGTATTTTTTCCATTTTTTCCCTTCTTTTCCTGGTTCATTAGCTTTTTCGTAAAAATATCTTGCTTGAGCTTTAGAAGCAAATTTTTCCATTAAATCTTTCTTTGTAATGTGAGTTTCTGCAATATCCCCCATATTTTTATGAGATGGACTTTCTGGGTCAGAATCGTCAGCCATTCCGTCATTTGACATATCATCTGCATCGTGAGGTACTGATTGACCTGTTACTTTTTGACCAAAATACTGGTTAGTTTCAGACTCATCTTCATGTAGACCTCTACTATGTCCTCTTGGTCCATCTGACTGATGACCTCTAGCTACAGGATTTATAAATGAATAGTCTGGTTCTGGTGCAAATTCATTTAATTCACCCGCAAAACCACCTTCGTCCCATCCGTTTCCACCATAGGAATCCATTGGTCCATCTGAGTCAAAACCTTGAGCGTCTGGATTGTGAAATGAAGGTGTGTCTAAATAGTCAGCGTTTTGACTGTATTGTCCAGCGTCTCCTTCCATACCATTACGAACAAATTTTCCTTTATTGTCTGTTGAGTAATAAGAATCCATCGGTCCTTGTGAACTGTGGAATCCACCAGCATCGGGATTGTAAAATGAAGTATCGTCAAAATCTCCCGCTCCCATATCCATAATTTCTTCGTCTAAATTATCTTCTAATATTTTCATTTCTTTTCCTTCAGCGTCTCTATAAGATTTAGCTTCAGGATATCTCGGGTCTAAATAAGGTTCGTCATCTTCATTAATTTTTTTACTTATGTAAGTTTCACCATCCTTTTCGTATACTCTAGCATCTTCAACCTCTACCGCCTTATTGGGTTCTAATTTGGTAACTTCGTAAGTACCTTCATCATCCTGTTCGTTTAAAACTTTAGATTTTAACTGGATAAGTTGTTTGTCACTAAACTTAAGTAGGGTATCTATATTGAAACCTTCTCTAACTAATTTAGATAGAGTGTCTATTTTACTAAACTTTTTTATATTCTTCTTCATTGTATTTTAATATTAAATCTCTACTATAAAGTTTATCTTCTACTGATTTTTGGTCTTCACCAAATCTAAAAACCAGTCTTCCTTCCTCAACAGAGTCTTCTTCATGTCTTTCCCACGCTAATGATATCACATCATCTATTGCGTCTGTAAAAGAAAAATAGTCTGAAGTTTGAACTAAATCAAATTCCAAACCTTCGTTAGAGAATATCCCTACTTTTTCAATAAATTCAATTTCTGGGGGTTGGGGTTTTCCTCCTGCTGGAGCAGTGTCCCAGTCTTCACCCCAAATATCGACTAAATTAGTAGAAAAGATGAATTCATATACGTAATTACCCTTAAAATTAGGTCCTAATTCATTAACGTACACTAATTTCATAATTAAGAAATTCTACCTCTTGTATTTATTTCTACTAAATTATTTTTTCCTTTAAAAACTAAACTACCTCTTTTGTTCTTACCGACAAACTTCATATTTTTATTTTCATTTAAAAATTTTGTAGTTGTTCTTTCTTGTTCATAACTAGAAAAGGAATTTTTAATTATTTTATTTGTTTTAGCTTTTTTCAAAACTGATTCTAAAAGTTCATTTTTAGCTAAATGTAAATCAAAACTTCTTCTTTCTTTAGCTTCTTGAATTTTATTTTTTTCTTCTTCAGTATAATCAAAATAAGAAGTTAAAGTTTTACCTACCTTACTTTTAGATTCAAACATATCGAATACGTCTGCTACTGCTTCAGCAGCTTCGTCTGATAATTCAGGATTTTCTGGTACTTGTATCATATCTTCTTCATCTAACATACCTGATATTGTATCCATACCTTTACTTATCATGTCACCAGCTTTATCTACCATACTGGTGAATACACCAGTGCTCATTTTATTTACCAAACAAGCCGTTCCTTTAAATACGTTGGTATTGGACAACCATTTTACTAAGCTAGACATACAGATGTCATTTTGTCTTATATTCATTACCGTACCACACTCACCTATGCCTTCCCCAACAGCATCCCATAAATTAAAATATTTATTACTTCCCTCACCTTTTTCTATATCCGCACATTCCATTACAGCTTCTAGAAAGTTTTCTAAACCTTCTTTATCTGCGTCTTTAGCCATAATAACTTTCAAGACATCACTTATTCTTTCATCCATACCCTCATACATTTCGTTCATGTTTCTTTGTGTAGACATTTCAGACATTGCCATTTCAGCTGAACGTGTAAGTTTTTCTTCTTGTTCTTCTTCATCCATACCCATTCTTCGAGTTGCTTTATCAGCTACCATAGCTCCAAAACCAGTTGCTGCGGCTCTACCTAAAGCTCCCAAGTTTTCAGATAATTCTGTTTCTAAATCCATTTCTTCTTCACCACCCAAATCGAAGTCTCCACCATCTAGGTCAAGTTCTTCTTCACCACCTAGGTCGACATCAAATTCACCTTCCTCAGTATATTCAATATCCTCGTCTTCAAATTTTTCTACCATCTCTTCTTTATCCTCTTCACTTAATTTTTCTAAATCAACTGCAGATATAATAGAATTTAAAACATACTTAATAATATCAGCATCCATGTCCGTTTCAGGTAGGTCTCTTAATTTTTGTCCTAGTTTACCAGTTAGTTTTTGAACTGCTTTAGTGGCGTCCTCATCATCTGTAACTTCTACGTCCATAGAACCTTCAATTTCTTCACCACCTTCATCATCCATACTCATTTCAGTATCGTCAAATGAAAAATCTTCAGTTTCTCCACCTTCATCTGTACTAGTATCATCGAATGAAAAATCTTCAGTTTCTTCTTCGTCTTCAACCTCACTTTCTGGTTGTTTTAAAACAAATTTTTTCCCCGCTTCTTCTTGTTCACCAATCAAATTAAATTGTTTACCAGAATTATAGGTTTCATTAATAGGTTTCATTAATAAGTTTAATTTCTTTAAAGCTTCTGAATATGAATTAAAAGAATATCTAGAATTGTTTCTCATACCATCCATATAGGTGTATCCATTACTACCTTCTTTTAAAATCATATATTTAGCATTTTCACGGATAATACCGTATTTGTTACCGTCAGCTGCTGTAATATTATATTCTAATGAAGCCGTTTTATGTGTATCTACTTTAGGTTGGATACCATAATTAGCGATTTCCATTATTCTTTGGATTTTTAGGTCTACTGAAAGTTTTTCACTTCCTACTGGTTTTAAATCTGCCATTTTGTATTTTATTTAATTTCTTTTTTTTTTATTCTAACTTTGTAAATATCCCATACCTATTAATGTGAAGGGTGAACTTGGATTTATTGTACTTCCACTATAGGTAGCTTTTTCAGCGTTCCCATCTGGGTCAGAACAATTGTGACATGAACACACAAACAATGCGTTTGATAAATCTCCACCTGTCGTTACGCTATTTACTATAACATCATATACTTCTCCTGTTGTTATTCCTATACTAGTACCATTAATACCTACTGTAATGTTTCCAGTAGAGTTATTATGTACTTGTGAACATGTTTTACCTGTAAGGATTCCATTACCGTCGATATAGTTTAATATATCGGTTCCAGTAATTAGTTCATTCCCGTAGGATATTCCTGCATAATTTGCCATAATAGAATTTATTTTTTTATATAAATATTAAGTTTAAGAGAAAAAAAACCTTTCTAATCTAAACTTAGACTTAAATCTAATACTTTATTTTTTAAATCAAATAATTTTTTTATATAACCACTTCGTCTTAAAAATTTAAAAGCTAAATTTTCGTAAGAGTATTCACCATTTTTTTCTAATCCTGTCGCTCTAAATTTTTTAAGTTTGGTTTTGATTTTATCTATAACATCTAAAACTTCTTCACTAGACATATCATAAGCGTTAATGTGAACATCATCTATCATTTCCATCCACCCACGAGATTTTTGTAAAACCTTACGAAAATCAATATCTACATTATCATATTGTGGTTCTACTAACCATTTATCAAAAAGTACTGAATAAACCCCACTGGAGTGATGTGCTTCTTCTACATCTTGTGCGTACACCTCCACTTCATACCCTTTAATCTGAATATCGTGTGAAGCATTCCATAAATTTTTTTTAGTGTTTAATATATTTTTTACTAATTTAACATTATCGTTTATTAGTTCATAATCTATTAATATGTGTAAATCAATATCTGAAAACTTAGACCAATTGTAGTTACATATACTACCAGTGATTGTAATATCTCCTATGTCACATTTTCTAGTATCCACATCACAATCTAAATTATCTATGTCAATAAAATCTAAAAAATCGTTAGCACTAAGCAAAAGTTTATCCCGAACATCTTTCCTTAAAACATAATTTTCATTTTTGTCTAAGGTCCAAATTTCGGGATTCAAACTTTTTTTCTGATTAAAACTACTTAGTATTTTATCTGCCAATGTCATACCTATAAATAGTCTATCTTAATGGAAGTTAAGAAAGTAATTTATATTTGTATTTTTTAGAGATTTGTTTATTAAAGTAACTACCCTGACTTTTAGCTATTCTTAAACCTGCAGCTACATTATCGGGTACTTCTTCGTATTCGTATTTACGTCCAGAATTAAACTCAACTATAAGTTTTTTAGTGTTTTTATTATAAATCGAACCTTTTATATTGGAGGACTTATATTGATTCACGATTCTGTCACCACTGTATATTTCTGATAAAACTCCCATGTTATTTTACTTCTTCGTATTCAACGTCAGTTGCCTGTTCTTCATTATCCTCACTTGTAACTGGTTCTTCAGTTTGTTGATAGATTTTAGTAGTTATTGATTGCCATTCTTCATTTAGTTTTTCTAAACTACTATCAATTAATCCTATATCTTCTTTTTGATGAGATTCTTTAAGATTATCTAGACATTCATTAAGTTTATTTACATCTTCCTCACTTAATTTATCACCAAATTCTTTTATTTGTTTTTCGGTTTGGAAAATCATGGAATCAGCCTCATTTAATTTTTCTACTTTTTCCTTTTTTTCTTGGTCTTTGGCTTGATTCTGTTCAGCTTCCATTTTCATTCTTTCGATTTCTTCATCTGATAAACTACCTCCCGATTCAATTTTAATGTTCTGAGATTTTCCAGTACCTTTATCTTTTGCACTCACACTAATAATACCATTAGCGTCAATATCGAAAGTCACCTCAATTTGTGGAATACCTCTAGGTGATGGTGGTATATCCGTTAGTTGGAATCTTCCTAGACTTCTATTATCGGTAGCCATAGGTCTTTCCCCTTGAAGTACGTGTATATCTACAGATGGTTGATTGTCTACTGCTGTAGAGAATACTTGAGACTTAGATGTCGGAATTGTACTGTTAGACTCAATTAATGTGGTCATTACTCCACCCATTGTTTCAATACCCAGTGAGAGTGGGGTGACATCTAATAATAACACATCATTCACGTCTCCTGACAATACACCTCCTTGGATTGCTGCTCCCATCGCTACTACCTCATCTGGATTCACCCCCTTAGATGGTTTACGTTTAAAGAACTTTTCTACCGACTCTTGGATTATAGGAATTCTAGTAGAACCCCCAACTAAAATTACCTCATCAATTTCACTTACTTTAAGTTTAGCGTCTTTAAGAGCTTTTTCACAAGGTTTAATACTTCTCTTTACTAAATTATCCACCATTGTTTCAAACTTAGACCGTGATAGTGAAACTACTAAGTGTTTAGGTCCCGTAGAATCGGCAGTTAAATAAGGTAAATTAATTTCAGTATTAGTAGATGAAGATAATTCTACTTTTGCTTTTTCAGCCGCTTCTTTGATTCTTTGTAAAGCCATGGGGTCTTTACTAATGTCAACTCCGTTCTCTTTTTTAAACTCAGTGATTATCCAATCCATAATTACTTCGTCAAAATTATCCCCACCTAAATGAGTGTCACCATTTGTAGAAAGTACCTCAAAAACACCATCACCCATTTCTAAAATAGAAACATCAAAAGTACCACCACCTAAATCATATACTACAACTTTTTTATCTTTATTATCATCAAGACCATAAGCTAGTGAAGCTGCGGTTGGTTCATTTATAATTCTTAAAACATTTAATCCCGCAATTTCTCCCGCTTCTTTAGTTGCATTTCTTTGTGAATCATTAAAATAAGCTGGTACAGTAATAACAGCATCTGTCACTGTTTCACCCAAGTATTCTTCAGCTGTCTTTTTAAGGTTTTGTAAAACCACAGCTGAAATTTCTTGTGGAATATAATCCGTATCATCTATTTCTATACCTACACCATTATTATGTATTTGTGATACTTTATATGGCATTTTACTTGCCTCTTTTTTAATTTCTGAGTATGTACTACCCATAAATCTTTTTACTGAGTAGATAGTTTTTTCAGGATTAGTGACCGCTTGTCGTTTAGCTGGGTCACCAACTACCCTTTCTCCTTTATTTTTAAAAGCTACTACAGATGGCGTGGTTCTTTGACCTTCACCATTAACAATAACTTTAGGTTCGTTACCTTCAATTACGGCAACACAGGAATTTGTTGTTCCTAAATCTATACCAATTACTTTTCCCATTTGTTTAATTTTTATTTATGGTTATTTATTTATTTATGAAAAATATATCAATACTTTTCATTAAATCAAGTAGTCAAATAGTATACCATTAATAATATACTGACATTTTGTCATGAGTACATGTCATAATTATAATGGTTGATTATTAATATTATTGGTGGTATAATTAGAGGGAATTAAAAAATTAAAAATATATCTATGAAATTAGAAGGTAATTATGCTGATTTTGAGTCGTCAGAAGAGAAGAACTCACCTAGAAGAGATAAAGGTACTAGTAGTAAAAGTACTACTCCAGTATTAGATAATTTTTCTAGAGATTTAATAAAATATGCGGAAGAGGGAAAATTAGACCCTGTAGTTGGAAGGAGTGAAGAAATTAATAGAATAGCTCAAATTTTATCCAGAAGGAAAAAGAATAATCCTGTGTTAATAGGTGAACCTGGATGTGGTAAAACTGCTTTAGTAGAAGGGTTAGCGATGAAAATAAGTGAAGGAAGATGTCCTAGAAATTTATTAGATAAAAAAATTATAGGATTAGATTTAACTTCTATTGTTGCGGGTACTAAATATAGAGGACAGTTCGAGGAAAGAATGAAAGCTATTATAGATGAGTTAAGAGAAAATCCCGATATAATAATTTTCATAGATGAAATTCACACTGTTGTAGGTACTGGTAATGCTTCTGGTGCTTTAGATGCAGCTAATATTTTTAAACCAGCTTTAGCGAGGGGTGAAGTGCAATGTATAGGAGCTACAACTATAGACGAATATCGTGAGAATATTGAAAAGGATGGTGCACTAGAAAGACGGTTTCAAAAAGTCATGGTAGAACCTACAACTGTTGAGGAAACTCTACAAATTTTACAAAACTTAAAAGATAGGTATGAAGAACACCATAAAGTAAACTTTAGTCCTGAATCTTTAGAAGCGTGTGTTACATTAGCTGAAAGATATATAACACATAGAGAATTTCCAGATAAAGCTATTGACATTATGGATGAGGTAGGTGCGAAAGTACAAGTTGACATAGAATTTCCTAAGGAAATCGAAGACCTTCGTAATAAACTACAATCTTTAAAATTAGAAAAAGTCGAGGTTGTAAAATCTCAGAAGTATGAAAAAGCCGCAGAATTAAGAGACCAGGAACGTCATGTGCTTGATGAATTAGAAGATAGAAAAGCTTCTTGGGAAATAGAAATGGAAGAACAAAGAGTGGGTGTTACAGAAGAAGATATTTACGAAGTGGTTTCCCAAATAACTAAAATACCATTAACTAAATTAGACACTAATGAGACTAAAAATTTATTATCTTTAGAGACCTCATTAAAAAAATTAGTAATGGGTCAAGATGAAGCTATTAGAAAAATAGCCAAAGCTATTAGAAGAAATAGAGTGGGGATTAGAGAAGTTAAAAAACCAATAGGTTCTTTTATGTTTTTAGGTTCAACTGGTGTGGGTAAAACTCATTTAGCTAAGTCTATCGCGAAAGAAATTTTTGGTAATGAAGATTCATTGATTAGATTAGATATGTCAGAGTACAAAGAAAAATTTAACTCTACTAGACTAATAGGTTCTCCTCCAGGATACGTAGGTTATAATGAAGGTGGCCAATTGACAGAGGCAGTTAGAAAAAAACCTTACTCAGTAATACTACTAGATGAGATTGAGAAAGCTCATACAGACATATATGACCTATTACTTCAGATATTTGACGAGGGTCACCTTACTGATAGTCTGGGGAGAAAAATAAATTTTAAGAACACATTAATTATAATGACATCTAATGTGGGGGCTAAACAAGTTAGTGAATTTAATAAACCTCTTGGTTTTTCTACAAAAGATAGTGAGTCTAGACTAGAAGAAGCTAAAGACCAAATAATTAAAAAAGCTTTAAAAAACACATTTAGACCCGAATTCTTAAATAGAATAGACCAAACAGTAGTCTTTAAACCTCTTCAGAAAAAAACTATTTCTAAAATTGTTAAATTAGAATTACTTAATCTTAAGGAACGTTTAAATGAAAAAAATTACAATATTATCTTTGATAATTCTGTAACTAAATACGTAGTAGAGGAAGGATATGATGACAAATTTGGAGCCAGACCCATTAAAAGAGCTATTCAGAACGACATAGAGGATTTTATTTCTGAAAATATATTAAAAGGTGAAATATTGGAAGATGTTCACTACTCGTTAAGTGTTAATAAAGATAAGGAAGTAAAAATAATTACAGTTTAATTAAAGAACCGTATCTGTAGAACAGTACCACACGTTACCATTTGCAATACATGTGGTTACTGAATATATGTCTGTAGGTAAGGGTTTAGTCACGGACCCGTTAATTGTAGATGTACCACCCGCACCTAAAGTAGCTGCTGCGGTAGTGCTAGTCCTAATTAATTTCACTTGGTATCCTGAAGGTAAAACAGAAGAATCACCTATATAAATTGTTCCACCAGGAGAAGTTGTTGTGTAGAATACTGTATTTATACCGTAAGGTATATCTGGGTCAGCATTACTGATTACAGTTGTTGAAAGTCCTTCTGGTACGGTACTTCCAGTGATTATAGTACCATCAGCTCTAACAGATAGGTTTGCTATAGGCGTCCCACTAATGGTCTTATCTAATACCAATCCATCCTCACTTGTAGTAATTCTTGAGTCACCACTCCAATATAATTTTACGTTACTCGCAGCAGAATTACCCCGTAAAAAAGGTTTTCCTGTTAAAGCGTCCTCTAAATGTAATTCTGTACCAGAAAGGAGTAGTTGACCCGTCCCTACTTCGGCTATATAAGTATTAAGACCATCATGGTAAATTTGTAAATCAGAACTATCACCAATCCTTAATTTGTGGTTATCTGGTAAGTAAATATCACCTTCAGATAGTGTATCACCACTAATAAGTAATTTAAAACCAGGCCTGATGATATCAGTACCAATAGACACACTGCCACCCGAACTTATAATAAATGGTGTGGAGTCTGGATGTGTAGAATCTTCAACTAGAAACGATGGTGCTGTTGTAGTATTATTAACGTGTAATTTTGCAGAAACAACAGGAACACCAGGTGCTATTACTCCAATACCAATACCAACGTTACCATCTGGGTCGATTCTCATCCTTTCACCAACCAAATCTTGAGGATTGGCTCCCTCTAAAGTTCCATTTGTTCCACCAGTTGTTGCAAATATTATAGAACTACCCGCAGCACTATTTTGTACACCACCTATGTAACTTTTAACACCCGAATTACCACTATTTTCATTACTATGAAATTCAATTTTACCTATAAATTGTTCTTGAAATGGGCTTACTACAGTGTCGTTATCAGCAAATCTTAATATGTTATTTATCGTTACTGTGTTCCCTGTAGAATATAACTCTAATTTTGTTTTAGGGACAGGTGTTCCAATACCTACATTACCCGTATTAGCATTATAAATGGCATCTCCATTACTTAACCAATCACTATCATTTATACCAGAACCATCAACTACTAATGTAGTACCACTAACACCTATACTAACACCATTAACACCAGATAGCGAATATAAATTTATAGTACCACTATTTGCAGTTGTTTCTTTACTTTCAAAAATACCCACACCATTCCCTATATTGTTACAGGTAGTGTTATCAATTTTACTGTTTAAAATAGTAAAATTTCCATCTAATTGGGTGTGTGTTAGAGGTATTGTTTGATTATCTCGTAGATAAAAAGGTATCGGTAAAGGCATATCTATTGTTTTACAATAAATATTACTGATAATGAAATAATATTATAAAAGATTATATGGGTGTGATTGAGGTTTATGTATAAACTCGTATTTTTTATTACCTAGTTGGTTTACTACCTTAAATCCTAGATTTATAGCATTTTGTACGTCTTCTACCACAACATACTCATATGGGGTGTGGTAACGATAGTAACCCGCTGCAAAATTTAAACAAGGAAAGTTAAATTTTTTCTTTAACATCATAGTGTCTGTGTAAGGGTGGTTTAACCACTTGGTAAACCCGTGTTCTAAAATTATATCTTTTACTGAACCAAAAAATCTACTTTCTTCTTCGTATAATTTAACCCCCATAAGAGTTTTACTCATTGTATCATTTTCTGTAGAATCAAACTGAATAGCGTACCCTACATTTGTAAAGAACTCTGGGTCCGCCTCTTTAGAACCGTTACATCCTGTTTCTTCCGCTACTGGTAGAAATACTTTACATGAGTCTAATTTTTCTAGTAATTGTAAACAGATAAACACACCTGCTTTATCGTCTCCACCAATACCAGTAGGTAAACCTTCTTCTTTGTCGTAAGCTTTTAACGCTAATTTAAGTTCACCTTGTGCGTTAGGTAGTTGTTCCTCCATAACCTCCATTTCGGTAATACTATGAACACTATCAAGGTGAGCTACCAAACAAGGATAGGTCGAAGAGTCTCCTTTAGTAATATAGAGACTCCCCAACTTATCTTGATAATAATTAACCGAGTCTAGAGAACTAATATAATTAATAACGTGTTCTATGAGTCTATCCTCCTCCCAAGTATGGGTAGGAACGGAAAGTAAGTTTTTTAATTTATTTAGTGTTTCTCTATTCATACTACAAATATACGAATAATATTTTAAAGAAAAAAATAAAATTTAAACTTTTTTAATTTGGATTAGTTGGAATTATATTCTATATTTGCTTTGTATTCATCACACAAACATGCTCGGGTGGTGGAATAGGTAGACACGAGGGACTTAAAATCCCTTGGCCATTGTGGCCGTGCGGGTTCGATTCCCGCCCCGAGTACCCAAATGCACCCGTAGCTCAGCTGGATAGAGCAACTGCCTTCTAAGCAGTAGGTCATAGGTTCGAATCCTATCGGGTGTACTAAATATAGACGGGTATCCCCTCAAGCTTATACCTTGTAGAAAGGGTAACTGGTTACATGTGGGTTCAAGTCCCATTCCGTCTACCCGAAGATAAATTTTTTAATTTATCGGGTGTATTTATATGAGTTCTTTGAAAATATGGGGATGACTGGAATTGATTGACGTTAGTTTGATTGATATCAGCACGTCGAGGCTAAACTAACCTTGTAAAACTGGTTTATACTTCTAATCGGCAACGTATTAGATACTATGACAACTCTCGGTCTTATCCGTGAGGAGTCAACTGTGGCTGTAGCGTAATTAAATTACGACTAAGGCTCCATCTCGTCTAAAGAATTTAAGATTTGTGTCTTTAGTATATGAGGTGTCGACAGACAAATCGACCGCACCAATATCATTAAGGTGGTTAAATAATATTATGGTTGGGGCTTCTGGATGGTTGTTTATTCTAGAAGGGTAAGTCCGAGAATAAAAGAATAAACTAAGCGTGTAGGATAGGTACGATAGACAATGGACAAGACGGGGGTTCGACTCCCCCCATCTCCACTAACAAAAAAAGGTCCCGATTGGGACCTTTTATGTTTTAATGTATTTATATAAACTTATTCTGATGCTGCCATATTCTGTTTAAACATATCAAAATATTTTTGGAACGTGCTACCATCTATTCCAGCAGTGTTACTACCAGTAGGTGTAGTTTTTTGATTAGGTGACGACTGACCTTCATATTCAGATTCAACACTATTAATAGCACCTTGTACCTGAGTTCTTTTTTCACCTAGTGGACCACAAATAGTATTAGTAACACCTTGTAATACATCTTGGTAAAACTCAGTGTTGTCTAACAAATTATCTAAACTGTTACCGAAAATTTGTTCAAATGTACCTGACATACCAGTAAATTTCGCACCCACACTACGTACAGCATATTCTATCACACCTTTAGTAATTACAGGAGCTAAGTAGTTACAATTCATAAGTTTAGGTAACTCAAAGAAAGGAACGTTTGCTAATGATTGTGATAAATACTTTGCTAATTCTCCTTCCACACCAAACTTACCTAAAATCCACATATATAATTTTTCTCGGATTGTTTCCCATAATCCACCAAATATACCTTGACTTAAATTAAGTCCACCTACAGATTGTTCACCCAATAACTGAGTTTTACTTTCTAAAAAAAGTGATACATCTTCTGGTGAAATTCCGTTTCTGTTAAGTTTTAAAATTTCATTATAAAAATTTTCACATATGACATCATCAGATTCGTTAATATTTTTTCTTTCAAATCTTCTTTTCCAAATTTCTATCTTTCTAGATTTAGATTCGGACAAAACAGGTTTGTTAGTTTTCTTTTTATCTTTAGCGATTTCTTCTATGAAATCAATTAATTCTGCTTCAGTAAATTTTATTTTAGCCATTTTTTATTATTTAAATTAATTTTATCTTCTTCTACGATTTCTTCTATCACCGTCATGTGAAATACCATACTCTCGTTTAACTTTTCTAGATGTTTTACCCAATCTACCAAAGTTATACTTATCATAACAGAACTGTAAAACTTTATAAGTGGAAGGTCCACCTTTAGCGGGTAATGCTCTAGATGCGGTTGCAATTACTTCCACACAAGTATCGTAACTGACTTCGGTGTCTTCTAAGTTTCTAACTTGGTCTAATACATCCTGAGCTTCATCTTCACTTGCGTATCTTCCCGCCACTCTATTTATTTTTTTCTCTGTTTCTTTTTTATCTGGAGTTGTTTGTGTGTTATTATTTGTTTTTGGTGTTTGTGTGTTAGTATTAGTTTTTGGTGTTGGTTGTTTAACATTAATAGCTCTAATAATAGCTAAAGCTGTTTCAGGTCCTACAAGTCCATTCGCTGGTACAATATTATTTTGTGACTGGAAACTTACAACTCTATCAAATGTTTCATCATCATAAACACCTGTCACATTTGGTACATTTAAGAATGTTTGGATTGTAACTATAGCATCACCCTTTTCTCCTTTTCTAATACTTCCAGCTCCAGACGCGACATCTTGTAATGACATAGCTGGTTTATATGTTGGTGTTGTATTATTATTAGGGTTTGTGGTACCCGTATTAATTCTTCTAATTTTGTATTTATCGTCCCCCCTATCGAATGATACACTATAATCTTGTTCTAATAATCTACTTTCACCTAAAACACTTCTTAAATCAGTTATAGTCTCTTGTATTATTTGGTAATTTTCCTCTCCCATCGCTACTGCTATTGCAGCTCCTTGGATTACAGTAGGTTTAGTTGTTGCTATTGTAGGATTATCTTCTTTAAGTTCGTCTATGTATTCAGCAGCTGTACCATTTGGCCCTTCAATAGAACTAAGTGGAGTTCCCGCACTATATTGTCTACCCCCTACGTTTATACTTCTAGATAACGTACCTAAATCACTAGCCGCTTGTTCCTCATCGTCTGCAGCTCCAAATATTTTCATTACTTGGTTTTCGTCTTCTTTATCAGTTATCGACATAGGCTCTTTACCCACCGGTTTAAAATAAACTTTACCATTACTTCTTATGTATTGAAATTCACCTACGAATTTGTCTCCAATAAAAACAATTGCGACATCTCCAGTTCTTTTAACCCAAACATCCACCATTTTACCATCAAATAGAGAGTTAAAACGTGTTCTAAATTTAGGAAGGCCCTCAGGTTTTTGAATTAGGTCTTTAGATATTCCTTCCAGTGTGTCATTTAAATCTTCTGGGTTAAATATTCTTTTACCATCAATAATAGCTAATGGTTTATCTTGCACTATTTGTTGTATGTCTAATAATTCACCCTCATCTAACTCATCAACAAGTTCTTCTATTAAGGGGACACCGTATTTGGTTTCATAAACACCTGATAAATGTGAAATGTCAGCTATGGTAGTACATGCACGGATAGCTCTATTCACTTCTTCTTCGTCCGTACCAGCTCCTCTAACATAATCACCAGCACCAACAAAATCTGCTAGACCTCCTACAGCCCAATCTACAACACCTTTACCCACGTATTTTTCACCACCCTCGGTAGCGTCATGAATTACATCTGCTAATTTTGTTATTGTACCTTTATCCATAAAGGTAACATCAACTGAATTTCTTAAAGTACCTTCATATGTTTCTTTATAGAAAACAGGACTAAAAGCTAAAGCCATTTTATTGGTAGCATCATCACCTTCACCAGTCCCCCAATTCTCCATAGCTCCCGCAGCTTCTACAGCACTTTCACCTTCGGAACCCCAGTTAGCTAACATATTTAGTCCAAAACCCCAAGCTATAAGACTACCTATTCCACTCAAAGCTTCTTTCTTCAGTATACTTTTATATGCCGAGTTAGTTAAAAATCTACTCCCATCATAACCAGCACCCTTGGCGATATTAGCTATTTGTTTTGAACCTAGACCTGTGGCTTTTTCTAGACCTTTAGTACCGACATTACCTACACCAGCTAACGATTTTAAAAATCCCGCAACTTTACCTTTACCTGGTAGTTTGTTACCTATTCTTGCTCCAAATCTACCGACGTTCGCAAGTTTTGGTAATATAAATCTCGCCGCTTGTGCCCACTCATTTAATTTTTCTAAATCTCTAGTGTTGGTGGTTTTAAGTAATTGTTTAGATTCTTTGATATGTTTTTTTTCGTTATAACTTTTTGCTTCATCATAAGAAAAATCTTTGTCGTAACCTAGAAGGTAATCCATTTTTTGAATTTCTTCATGTAATTGTGGTTTTCTTTTTATCATTTTTTTCTTTTTTATATAAATAGTAGATTTTATTTAAGATGACATAGCATTAACCATTTCTTCTTGGTCACCTAAGTCCATTTGAGAGAAAAAGTTTTGTCCATCTTCAGTATTTAAGAAATTAGTAAACTTCTTATTTAGTTCATCATCACTCATTCCTTGTATTGCTGCAGCTCCTACACCAGTTCCAGTTAACCACTGTATAAACTTACCATATAATTTTGTTCTATTTAGTAGACCTCTTCTTTGCATTTTAGTAAGGAGTCCACCACTTCTAAATATTCTAACACCTTTACCTTTTGAAGCTAATGTTGCAGCTTCTGTAAATACCTTTGTATATGTTTTAGCGTCTTTTACAAACCTACCCATTCCTGGTAATTTACCTAACTTAGCTAAAAGGCCAGCTATAAAACTTTGTGTTTTAGGGTTTTTCATAGCATCCAACACCGCTTTACCTTTAGTGGATTTACCCATTTCTGCTGCGACTTTAGCAGCGTTTCCAGATTTGAGACCAGCATTTATTACATTTTTATTTATTTTACCCATTTTGATTATCCCGATAAAAGGTTTCGCAATCGCATCACCTAGATAAGGAACTAAAGAAATTAAACTTAAAATTCCAAATAACATATCTCCTTGTCTAAAATAAGATATTGCATTTATACCGTCAGCTATACCTGTTGGGTCTACAATTCCAACAACATCTAAAAAGGTGTTATACCATTTACTTTCATTTAGTAAATTCTCGTCTTCTTCTTCCGATAATGGATTTGCTTTTCCCCTACTAATACTGTAAGAGTCTGCCCAGTGAGTTACACCTCCACCAGCTGGATTTGCTGCACCTCTGGTAAGTCCTGTGGACCAAGTAGAAGCTCCTGTTCCTCCAGCGTCTGAAGTACCAGACTCCACACCACCACCTTCGGTACCCTCCTGTTCACTAATGATACTCTTAATAATAGCAATTAGTTCAGTCTCAGTTAATATTAGTTTTTTCATTTTTTAGGGTTCATTTTAACGTCAAGGGTAACAACAATTTCAACTTTTTCATCATTAGTTTTCCATTTCCAAGTCTTTTTAAGTTTATCGTCTTCGTCGTTTTGTGTCGTACTTCTATTTCTTAAAGTAAAAGTTCCTTTAGTAGCTTCTAAATGACCTACAACATCATCAAAAGTTTTTTTCGCTATTGGATTCGCGGTCTTAGGTGTACTTTCACTTTGGGTTTTTGTAGAAGAACCTTCTTTTTTTTCTTCTAATTCATAACCTAAAGTTAGATTTTCGATAATTCTAACTAATTCTGATTCGGTAAGTCTTACTACTTTTTTCATTTTACAATTTTTTTATTAATCCACTCTTTAATGTATTCTTTGGACAGTGTATCTATTTTTTTATTTATGGTAGAAGTAAGGTAATCTTCATCATCAGACATTTCACACATTGCCTCTTTAATAAGTTGGTCTCTAAAACCTCCTTTAACAAGACGCATAGCTTCTACATTATTTACTTTTCCCCTATTTTCATAAATAGTATCTAAAAAAGTAAATATATTTTCCGATAATCTATCCTCCCCCTTTCCAGACTGGCGCTTTTCAACTATATCATTAATGATATGCTCTAGATGTAGACTTAACTTAAAAGAATTACCCATTGTTTAATTTTACTTATAAATATTTGGTTATTAGAGAATATTTCTTTATCTTTGTACTAATAACTTTAAAAATACACGATTAAAAAATAATTCTTATGAAAATAAACAAATTACTACTTTTTCTTACCACTATCATAACAGTTTTTACGAGTTGTGAAAAATACGACTTTGAACAAGACCTAGCCACTATAGAAGGAACTCAATGGGTTCTAGTTAGTGGTAAAGTTTATACCGAAAATTTGACTACTGGGGAAAAATTATATTATGACCATTTTGATAGTAGTAAAACAACATCCAATTTAGACATTTTTGGTGGTTCTAGTGTGGATATTGATATACTGGAACAAGGTGTCACTAACTGGTATTTTTATGATGGCACTTTTATGGTAAATAATTTAAATACTTACGATTATAACACACAAGGTAGTGGAATACGTAAACAATACTCAATATATGGGGTGCCTCCCAATGGTTCATCTAGAAATATAGAAGTTATAGACTTTGATGATAATGTAATGTACATTAAATTATATGAGTCCAACGAATCTCATAATGGGGACAATTATCATTATTTTTCAACACTTACATTTGTAAGGGTGGGTTATAGTTGTCCTGAATGTGGTACTCCACCTAACACTGATTATACCTATATGGGCACAGTTACTAATAGTGTAGAACCTGTTCCTGGACATTTACAATTAAATGGTACCTCATGGGTTATCACTAGATATGACGATGGTATGACACCAGTGTACCCTAATGATACTATTAATTTTATTAGTGGTGTTACTTATAATATAAATGGGTCTAATGTAAACACCTATTCATTTTCCAATAATACTGGTAATAATTTATACAATTTAACACTTTATGAATGTGTTACTTTGGGGGGCAATTATTCAGGGCAAGTGGGATTGTCTTTCATCGATGAAGGAGAATTAAATAACCTTACAATGAATGGTATATTTGGAACCTCTGGTTCTATTAATGTGTGGATGGAGCGAATTAATTAGTCCTCTATTTCAAAATAATTGTCTAGACTACCGTCGTTTAAATCATAAACCTCTTCCAACTTGTTCTTACATGTTTCTACTAAATCCCAGTCCTTGTCTTGAATGGCTTCATTTAGTAATTCTATAATGTCGTACAATTCCATAATGATATTATTTTTGAGAATAAGTATTTATAATGTAAGCAAAAGACATTTCCTTTATTAAAAAAAATTAATACAATTATCTTATGGGAAAAAAAGATTTAAAAAACCAACATAAAGATTTGGTAATTGACATTATTGATATACTCGCTGAACTTGACCCTTCAAAAACAAATAAATTTCTAACACTATTAATTAAACGTTTCAAAGAAGAATCTTCTGAGTTTAAAAAATACATAACACTTGAAATTATGCATTTAATGGGTAAGGAAAATTTACGGGCATTAGAAGATTTTAATAATCATCTTGATAATAATCGAACCAAAATTAAGGATGTTTCTTTAATAAAAAATTTTGGGGACTTACACGAACAACTAGTTTACGCTGAATTAAAACTTAAAAAAAGAGATTTAAAAAAAGAAATTTCTATTTTATATAAAGACAAAGAGTGGTTAGTTTTAAAACCTTTAAGTTACGAATCTTCTAAAATTTATGGTGCAGGAACTAAGTGGTGTACGAGTAGTAGAGAAGACGATAAAGCTTTTTATAATTACTCTAATGATGGTGTTCTTTTATACGTTATAAAATTGGGTACAAAAGAAAAATATGGTGTTCACTGGTACTTCGAAAAAGAGAAAAGTGTTGAGATGAGTTGGTGGGATGTTGAGGATAGGAAAGTAGACTCACTAACCCTTAATGTTCCTTCTAAAATTACACAAATTGTTTTAAACCATTATTTAACCATTAAACAACCCAATTCAGATTACTTTAAAGGTAGGGATAAGGAAAGGTCAGAAGAACTGAAGGTTAAAGATGATAATTGTAATGTAATACCTATGAATTTAAATCCTCAACCCCAACTACAAACCCTACCAGCACCTGAATGGACCTTATATGAAGGTAATACTACAACAACACTAGATGTAGATGGTCTAGTGACTAAAAGTTTAGAGTACACCTATATGGCAGACGCCATGAAAAAAAGTTTAGAGGATTTGGATAATTAATTCCAGAAAGACTTATAAACTGATTCGTTAATCGTTTCTGGGTTTACTACTTCTGGTGTATTAAATACGTAATATTCTTTATTGTCTTTAATGGTAGGCCCTTGTCCGTCGTTATTAAAAATATAACCTTTTCCTTGTGAGGGCCCAAAAAAGAAATATTTCGTTGTGTCTGCATTATAAGGTTGTAAGTCGTATGACTCTACCCACCACTGACCATTTTTTTGGTACATTCCTCTGAATGGTTTAACTTGGTAGGTGTGTTTTATGTTAGTACCTGTTTTAATCATTGTTACATCCACTCCTGTTATTGCGTCATTAAATATTCCTGGTTCTCCCGAATAATAAGGTTCCCACTCACTTCCATATAAATTACTTAAATATTTAGCAGCCTCCTGTTCAGCTATTTGACCTCCCTCCCATTGTGTCGTATTTTTTTCAACTAACTTATTAAATACTGGTTTTCCCATACCAAACAGTTCATTTTTATTTTCTTTTAACCAATCTGTAAACTCATCAATATTAAACCAACAATTGAGGTTGTTGTCATTTTTGTGTTGTGCATAAGCTTCGATTAATATTTTTCTCACATTAGAATTTGTCTCAAAGAAATTTAATATGGACCATCCATGTGTGGTCCCATAAGCATCTGTACCTGGAACATTAATAAATCCATTCTTTAGGTGATACGGAGTTGGTAACCCATCTGGTGCTTTGTATTGAGAATACATTTGATTTAATATTTTTCTAATTGTGGATTGTAATTTTTTACGCCATTGACATGTTTTACACCAATATGTCGGTTTTAGAACGTTATTTTTATTATAATTACAGTTGCCCCCTCCAGGTTGTGGTTCTGGTTGGTTTCTTTCTCGTCTATTAAACACCAGGTCTAGGTCTCCTCTTGTATTATTATTATAGTTAACTTGTAGACCACCATATTTACCATCTTTAACTTCGTAAGAATCAATGCTAATCGTAGGATAGTCATCGGTAGGTCCGTTTAAGACTAACCTCTCTACTCCTGGTAATTTTTTGTCTTTAGTTTTTAAAAATACAAGTTGATTCCTACCATAAAACTTGGGGTCAGTTATACTGGTATAATTAATCTCTTGTGTTTGTTGTTCATTTAAGATTATGGATTCTTCTAGGAGTTCTTCACTTCTAACGAGTCTATAAGCGTCTATGGATGGATATAAAGGCATATTCTTAAACTCTGGACCATCAGGGTCTATAATCCATCTAACTAATAATCTATCTTCCAACGGGTCTTTATCGAATCCAACAACAATCCCTTTAGTTAAAAGTGGAATAGGGCTGTATGGGTCTTCTAAATGAAGTAACTCTATTACGTCACCTATTTGTACGGGTGGGTTAAGTTCATCAGCTTCATCTAATCTTCTTTTTCTGTCCTGAGCCATTTTCAGATGAGGTCCACGTAATACAAAAACATAAATTCTTTTAGCTAATTCTCTAAATATTTTATTTACATTATCCATATCCATAGGTTCACCAGTTTGTTCCATAGACCTCATGGTTAGTCTGGTCATAGCGTCCCTAATCTTTTGTCTCATCGCCCATAAGTAAGGTAATGGGTCTTCCTGTTGATTGAAGAATTCTTCATAATCTGGAGGCCAAGATTCGTTTTCTGTCGCCCACTGCATTATCTCTGAAGATAATTCTCCTTTAAGTACAGTCTCTGGGTCAGTTAAAAATGGAGATAACTCTGTCATAATCATATTATATCTTCCCCATTCACGTAATCCTTCAACATAATCAGATATTAGTTTAGCGTCTGGTCCTTTCATAACTTTAACCAAGTCTATATTATCTAAAAGGTACTTTACTTCTGGGTCGTCTTCTAAAGCCTCTTGTATTACACCATATTCATTCCATATGTCCTTTCTTCCACCACATTCTTGTTCTACTGGTAAATCCACCAGTGGAATTTTTTTTAATTTTTCTTGACCAATCAATTCACCCACAGGTACCCCAAACTCTTCTAACTTTAACATATAATCGTATAACTTTTCGTAGACTTGTTTAAGACAATTAAAATCATTCATATACTTTCCTTCACAATTAGGGTCAATTCCCATTGTTCCTTGGTAACATCTAAAGTCCATTACTAAATCATATATTACTGAATAAAGTAACATACCATGTACCCAATCTAAATTAGCCCCTTCATCTATAATTAATTCACCATCTAATCTAGGAAAACTATTAAAAGTATCTGGATTAATTAAACCTAATTTTACACCTTCTTGTACTGCTTTATCTTCTAAAGTGTCTAACATATCAATAAAGTTGGATGTGGGGGTCGAAAAACTCTCTTCATAAGTACTAGGATGGAAAGTACGATATAGTTCACCAAAAAGTTCTCTACGCCACTTAGGCCAGAATTTTTCTAAGTAAATTTGTATTAACTCTTTTTGTATTTTAGGATTGTATTTTTCCATATAATAATAAATATCGTGGACTTGTTTAAATAAAAATACTATATTTTAATTATGAATAAAGATATATTATTTTGTATGTTACTCCTAATGTTGGGACAAATATGTGTTTGGTTTCAATTAAATGGCCAGTTTATTTGGAAATGGTTTGATAAAAACCCACTAGTACTTTCTTTAATAGGTGTACCAGTTAGTTATTTTTTTATTGTAGCTACTAAGCTAGGTTACCAGGGATTTGATAATGTTCTATGGGCTCAAAGACTTTTAGGCTTTGGTTTAGGAATTTTTATATTTGCTGCGTGTACTTGGTTTTTTATGGGTGAGGGTATCACCACCAAAACATTTGTTTCTTTATCACTTGCTTTAGCGTTAGTAATGATACAGATTTTTTGGAAGTAAGTGAAATTTTACGCTTTTTACATGATATTTATAGGTGTAACTAGTTAAATAAACATTACAAAAAAATTTTTAAAGGAGGAAAGTACAAAAACAAAAAAAGGGACATTTGTCCCTTTTTTTTATTATGGTAAGTAGGAAAGTAATACTTTTACCATAGTGGCAATACAAACATAAATATGCAAAAAATTACGATAAGTCAATTTTTTTATCTTTTTTTTTAAGATTTTAATGCTTCAGCCCATTTTTGTTTATTAATTTCATAGTACCATTTATCACAAGAATAGTACTTGAAATGAGCGAAACCTTTTAGAAGTAGGGGGTTAAGTTTAATTTTAATAGGGTCTTTAAGTGCAAATCCTACTATTACTTTATTGGAGTTGGGGACGGTCATTACGTCATCAGTGTCTGGACTTTTAAGTCGGTCAATTAGTTGCTGTTTAGTGCCTGAAACTTTCAGACCTTGTTCTCTACATTTTTCTTTTAATTCTTTTACTGTCATTTGTATCGGTTTAAATATTATAATACAAATATAAGTAAAATTTTTTAAACTACCAAATTAAATTCTTTAGAAACTGTATCCCAGTTAACTACTTTCCAGAAATTTTTAATGTATTTTTTACGGTCTGCCATATAATTTAGATAGTAAGCGTGTTCCCACACATCTAACCCTAAAAGTGGTTTACCTAAATTATCCATAAGAGGGTTATCCTGGTTTGGTGTAGTAATAACTTTTAATTTACCACTTTTAAATACTAACCAGCACCAGCCAGAACCAAAAACTTTAGCAGACTCTTCGTCAAATTTTTTTTTAAATTTAGACATACTACCAAAATCTTCATTTATTTTTTTATTTAATTCTGGTGAAGGTTTAGTTGGTTTAGGACTTAAGTAATTCCAAAATAAACTATGGTTATAATAACCACCCGCATTATCTCTGGTGAATTTATCGTACCTCCCAATGTTTTTAATAATACCTACAATATCTTTAGGTGGATTTTTTCTATGGGAAAATGCTTCATTAAGTTTAGTAGTATAACCTTTATAATGACGATTATAATGTTCCCACATAGTTTCTCTTCCTACAAATTTTTCTAAATCAGAATAGTCATAAGGAAGTTTAACTCTTTTAAAGTTATCTTCTTTACTCTCCAATATTAAATTATATTGTGACTCTGTTATTATAATTTTCATAATTTTTTAACTTTTACTGTTAAATCACCATTTCCTTTTATTACTCTATGGTAAATCTCTTTAGGTATAAATACTTTTTCAGTTAAGGTCTGGGGTAATTTATCGTCTAGTTGAATCATCCAATCAGTATTCCCTACGGATTCTACTATCCTATCTTCTTTGTCTCTATGCCACATTAATTCTTCACTGTCTACTTTTTGTGAAAAAGTTCTAATGTGGTACCCGTCTTGGGTGTATTCTTTAAATGGAAAATTCATATTCTTACCACCATTGTCCACCACCACCAGCTAGCCCTAAAGATTTAGCGTATCTAGGTAATCTACAGGACCAATAACCTGGTTTAGTCTTATCGTTTTTTTGTTTACACTTGTGACGTGCTACAAAACTCTTAACAGCACCTCTGTTATTAATTTTTGCTCTAAGACCTGAAGAACCAAAAGCCACTTTTTTAACTTTCCCTGTTTTTGGATTCTTAACGTAAACGTAATATGCTTTAGACCCACCTCTTTTAGGTTTGTTTAATGTAACTTTTTTACCTCTGTATTCTGCTTCATTAAGTTCCATAGGTAAGTCTAGTGGAACTAATTCATTTTGGTAATAACCAAACCTACCCATATCACTTTCTACCAAATCTTTTTCTACAGGATTTAATTGTAATTCATTTTCTTTAAATAAATTTCTAGCGTCATTAATTAAGTTAAAGTGAGAGTCACTCCCATATCTAAAAACACTTTCATTTAAGGGGATATTGTTTTTGAGATGATAAACTAAAGATTCGTTACGTGCAGCTTTTTTACCCCATTTTCTACCTTTACCCTTACTTTTACACGCGGATGGTGTTGGTCTACAAGCGGGATACTTACTTCGTTTTTCACCTTTTTGTCTCCCACAAGATTTGTAACCTCCATCACCATCTGGTGCGTTACAATCTACCCAACCACCACTACTACCTTTAGCACCTTTTCTTTTAAACCAGTCACGTAAACTGCCTTCAGAACTAGGTTTAGAAGTTAACTTTCTTTTTTTTGATTTTCTTTTTTTTCTTTTAGCTTCTTCTAGTGACGCTTTTTTTTTACCGTCACAGTGAGCTTTTTGTGAGAATCCTTTTGGGTTATTACAATCTATGGATTTTTTATATTCGTCAGACCAACCTTCAGTAACATTTGAAACATCTTCTTCGTTAAGTCCTTTCCAAATCTCTCCTCTCCTACATCTAACTACAGCACCTGACGCATAAGCTGAAGGCCATACATCATATTTTCTTTTAGCTATTCTAGTACATCTATCTCCTTTTTTAGATTTTTTCTTTCTTGACTTTTTCTTTCTAGATTTTCTTTTCTTTTTTCTTCCTTCATCTAATTCCATATCTGAATCTTCCATTCGACCTTCACCTTGTTGGCCTTGGATGTCCCTCAATAGGGCACTAAACCCATTTAACGGATTAACTAAGGATTCTCTAATTTCCATCAGTTGATTTCTTAGACGGTCTTGTACTAAAATACCAGGAATTAAATCACTAAGTATATTCATTCCGTTAGTTAAATTTTTGTAAGACTCTATAACTGTACGCATGATAGCTTCTTCATCCCTCCTACCTGTAGCTGGGTCATCATACCCACCTATTTCACTCATTAACTTTTTATATTGTTCTTCAGATAATTTAATTTTCATACCAATAAATATATTTTATTTCACATTTAGTTTGGTGGCTACAATTTTTTTATTATCTTTGTAGTATGAAAAGATTACCGAAAAAACTCCAACAGATTATTAAGAAGAAAAGATTTAACTTTAACAGTTTAGATGGTCGTGATTCTGGTGTGGAAATAAAACTACGAATTCAAACTGTTGGAACTACAGAAGAACGTTGGAACGAAGATGAAACTCCGATTAACCGCCGTGGTTGGAGTGAGGTATATGTTAACGTCGTAGTATCTGGTACTGCTAGTACTAAAGCTCGCTGGAAGGATGAGGTTCAATTAAAACCTATTGAAGAGGTATCTAAAGTGTCAAGAAATGATTGTTACCGTTACGATAATTCTTGGGGATATGAACACCACAAAAGAATTAGAGACCATATTCGTAGTATTTCAAATAAAGAAATTGCTAACTACCTAAAATTGTTTGGTATTTGTGAGGGTCTTCCTAGATATGGTGGAAGACGGGTATTAGTGAAAAAAATATCTTGGGGTAACGTTTAAGGTTTATTTTTCCATATCCCGACTAATAATCGCTCTAACGTCTTCATAGTCAACCCCATACTTGTTTGAAACTGACCTCCAGTCAGTAGAGTCAAAATATTGTGTTTTGGGTGTTAGTGTTCTTATTAAAGCGTCTACTGGATTATAATTTGGTTTTAGTTTGTTAAACATAGAATCTGGAGCTCCTTTCATATAACAATACAATAAATCTTTTAAATCGTCTTCACTTCCAGAAGGTACATTTTCTAAAGATGATTTTACAACATCTTCGTCCCAGTCGGTAAAGATTCCACCTTTAAAACATTTACAAGCGTCCGCAATTTTATTTGCTGCATCATAAACTTTGTCTAGTTTTTGTGATTCTGAATCTGAAAGTTCTGAATAATATCCTTCTCCCCCAATTGCACAGATATCGGACCCGAATACTTCACCTGCACACTGACTATAATACCTATCAGATTCGTTTAGTGTTTTTTTTTTAAAACGATTTTTCTTAACGTACCCTAATCTTTCTTCCATTTCGTTAAAACCTTGAACGAACTCGTGTAGAGATTCTTCGTTAACGTACCTATTAACTTCATTTAAATGGTTAACCACTAAACCATGTCTATCATCTGATAAGGCGTGGTTTTCTGGTTCCATGTTTAATTGCCCTTCTGGAGAACTTAAAGTAGCTCCAAAACTTTCATGGAGTTTTCTAATTCTAGAAGTTTCACCAGCTGAGTTATTATAATGGACGGGATTAGCTTTTCTCATATTAAACTGATGTCCGTCCCAACGTGGATGATTTAAATTCATAATAGTTTTTTATAATAAATAGTTACTAAATATAAAAAATTGTTTAAACTTATAGTGATGGAAACATATATTGAAGTTCACATAAAGGAATATAGGAGGAAAGATGGTACTTTTGTTAAGGCTCACACTAGAACTATTAAAAAAAGAAAGGAACGAGCTACCTATATAAGAAAAATTAAAAATAATAACCCTAACCAGTTATCGTTGGATTTAAGTGGGTTTACTCAAACTATTTAGACTAGTACCACCTCTACTCTACAAAAACTACAGAAGTACTCACAAGCTAAATCTGTGTAACTTTCCCACATTCCTTCTATAAGGTCCATTTGTGGGTGGGTGTAATCTCTATATGACATTTCTTTATTGAGATACTCTGGCGGAAATAGGTCACTTATTTTTATAAACATATTCCTATCATCTGTACTCCCTTCAATCCTAGATTCCCAATCCCATAACCTGTCTGCTCCTGGACTCGTAATGTAACTACGTGGAACTGTAGAATTTTTATCTATGTATATTTTCAGAAACCAACATGAATAACCAGCGTCCCCAAAATTTTCTTGTTCATCAAACGAATAATCAAAACCTGTAGGTTCTAATCTAAATCTTATTAACCCATCTCCTCTTCCTTGCGTATTACCTTCCCATGTAATAAAACTCTTATCTTTAGCAAATTCTGTATTTTGAATACCACCCATCCATTCTATCATTAAGAGAGGCATTACAATATCGGGAAGATTTGCAAAATCTGTGTCCTGGAATAACTCTTCGGAATCGACACCCAATAATTTTAAATCTGTGTAATTAGGTTTACCTTTTTTGTCCCACATTTTAAATAATATCTTTTTTAGTTCTGGTGTGATGTATCTGGTAAAATAGGGGTTAGTGTCGGTATTATATAGGCCGTCAGGTCCTACCTCCACATCTTCATATAAGTTTTCTGGTTTAGGACTAAAGATTAAATCTAAAATTTCATTGTATTCTTTTGAGTCCTTAAGGTACTCAAACCCACCTACATAAAGCATTATTTCTTCTATGGTTGATGGGAATTGTTCTACCTTTTGTTGTAACTCTGTTACCTGGTCAAAACTTGCATTATTTGCAAATCTTATCACGTCTCTAAAGTCCATTCCACCTATGAGGTGAATCATACTATAAAGTCTATTATCTAAGTCTACAGGTAGTTTTTTAGATAAAATATGTGTTTTATTTTTTGCCTCAAGAAGTTCTAACATACCTATAAATATATTATGTTACGGCATAAAAAAAAGGACCGAAGTCCTTTTTAATTAAATTATTTTTTTAACCAACCTCGGAAAAGGTCCCAGTTCCTGGTTAAGAACACACCAAATGCAATTCCTGCATAAATTTTGTATCCAAATATCCATAAACTAATACCAATTCCTAAAGAGGCTAAAGCTGAAAACCCTTTAGAGTCTACCCAACTTTTTACTTTCACAAATAATTCTTTTAGTTTTTTCATAATAATTGTTTTTATGATAAATATGTATTTATAAGTAAATGAATAATATTAAAAACATACTACATCTATTTAGACACATTAGACCTAAAATGAGTATAGAAATGGCAGAAGACCTAGATTCTATTCATGATGATGGTAGATTAACCCACCCAGGTCAAGCACACAGTTATAAATTTACTATGTCACTACAAAAATTAATAAAAGATGAGGCTAAGTTGTTTGGTTTTGATAATAGTGATAAGGTGATATTTATGTTATTTTCGTTATTTATAGAAGCTTATGACCCTATGGCTTCAGATTGGGATTTAGAAGATTTAGCATTTGAATTACAACCTAGAAGTTTTATAGTTGGTACACCTCAGAGAGGTTTACCTTTTGTAGGTGGGAGTAGGCAGGGTGAACTGGAGGGTATTTATATGGACGACATTGTCAGAGTATTCGGACCACCTACTTGGGACCAAAGTTCTGGAGACGGTAAAGTACAGATGGAATGGGATATTAAATTCGACAATGGTGTTAGAGCTTCTATATATGACTACAAACAATATGGTGTTCACCCACAAGATATAGATTACTGGTCAATAGGTGGTAATAGTCCAGTTTCAGCTTTTGAAGTTTACAAGGCTATGGGATTATTTGACTAATTCTTTGGTTTATAACAAAATTTTTTTTATATTTGTGGTAAGTTTAATTTAAAAACATTTAATATGAAAAAAATACTTTTAATTTTATTTATGGGGATATCAATTCTAGGATACACCCAAACAACACCAAAAACTGATAGTACTTTAAAAATAAAAAAAGAGCCTACAGAGTTAAGTAAATTACAAGCTTTTGGTGATGCGTATGCTAAAGAAATGTCAACATGGTCAGAAGAGTATAGAGTTTGGTTTGTAAAAAACTTTTTTTACGTTAGAGGTCAAATCACTATCCCTACGGAACCAATGACTCCTCCTCCACCTAAATACTAAAGATTATTTAGATAGGTAGCCCAAGCAGAGTCAGTCCCTCTCTCGATTTTACAGAAATAAGGTGAACGCTTTTTATGGATGATAAAAGCTAAAATATCTTGACCTTCTTGGTGTCCCGATATTTTTGTCCTTTTTAATAAATCTTTACTTAAGTTTTTGGTTAAAATAGCGTCTAAAGTTATAGGTTGATTATAACCTATTTCATATGTTTGACGGGGAATGTTAGGGTTTGCCTGTAGAGAAATTCTTTTAAACCCTCCGTTGTTAACACCACCATGTAAATCCTTATCATCAGAATAAGTTAAACCACTTTCGTGAAAACTATCATTTAAAATATCACTTTGACAAAAAATATTTAATTTTTTATCACTATCTGGTACAGTTTGTTCGTTAAGTACTTTTTTAGTAAGTCTTTCTAGTTGTCTTTCTGTGATTAAAATTTTTTTCATTTTTAATAATTTTGCCCTATTTTAAAACCCATCGGACCTTGTTCTTTGTCTGGTAAACTGTCCAGTATGTTTATTAGTTCTTGTACTGGAGAATGTAACTCACCTTCTTCTGCTAACAACTGATATAATCTTTGTACAATAACATCGTTACCATATAAAGATTTTTTATTTACTTGTTCTTTTATGTGCCCACATACAATGTTAACAAACGCGTCAATATGTTCATTTAATTCACCACTATAACTTTTAGTAAAACCTATAGCTTCATTAATTTCTTCTTCTATTTTAGGTGGTATATAATCATAAATTTTGTCTCCATATATATCAGCTAAATTTTTAAGTACGAGTTTAGGATTTTTTCTAATGTACCTTATTACCGCTGGTGGTATATCCTCACCGTATTTCCCAAAAGCCCCACTAATTTGTGTTTCTCTAGGGGTAGGTTTATATGATGACCTACTGTAGGTGTCTGACATTTCATAGTCTTCATGCATATCCTGTGTAGAAACCATAATACTCATATCTTGTGAGTCAGGTTTACAAATTTGGTCTTCATTACACCAGTACATCCCATCTGGACAACTTCTTTCCTGGTGTTGGTCGTATGAGAAAGCGTCACTAACACTGTCCATCATATTGTCCATTTTTGCAATATTAGATTCCATCCAATCTTCCAAAGGTTCACCTTTTTCTAACTGGTCATACATACTTTGTGCTTTTCTAGCGATATTGTATAATTGAGACTTAGCCATATAAGAACTATGTCCTTCATTTATGACTCCTCTAATGGCTTTTCTAATTTCGTTATTTGTGAGTTTTCTTTTCATCTTATATAAATTAACCACCAACACCTAAATCGTTAAGTAAATAATCATTAGCTTTTTTTAACAAATTATTTAGTTTTTTTAATTTCTCAACACTTCCCTCTGGAGAGGTTGCTTTAACTTTTCTATCCCACTTATCAATCGCGGTGTTGAGGTTACTTATTTGCGTTCTAATTCCATCCACCTCAAAATCTATTAGAGCAGGTTGGTCTTTTTCATTCAGTAATCTTTTATTAGCTTCCTGTATTAATTTTAGTTTTGTTTCTCTTGCTTTTCTTAACATAGTAGTATTGTTTTTTTATATAAATACTTTTAAAATCTTTATATTTCTTTTATTGATATAACTTCTTTTGACCCTGTCTCTCCATCATACACGTCTCTACTAAAATCTTTAGTATCTTCATGGTCATACCAATTATATTCATCATCTTCATCGTCTCGTACTGCAATAGCAACAGCGTCCTCATCATAACCAACAACAGTCACAGTATACCTATAATTTACAAATTCCGTATCATCTTGATTCATATGAACTTCAAAAGTTTTTCTTTCAGGTATTTCTAATTGGTTAACATTAGTGATGGTACCATCTTTTATACCATCATAATTTTTAGGATTTTTAATCGTAAACCAAATTCTTGTACCCAGACCGTCTGGTGAATAGTTTATATTTTTAACATCAAATAATTTAACTACTGGGTCAATAATTTCAGCCCAACGATAAGGTTCATCGTCATGTATTTCTTGGATTTGAGAAATTTCTGTATATTGGACTATTGCTTTTATTATTTTAAAAAATATATCTTTATTTATAGTTTCAGCATAATAACCTTTATTATCACCATAACCTTTATAGTATTGTGACCCGATAAGAGTATTACCAGAGTCTTTTAATTTTTCTTCTCCACCACTAACATTATCTACGACTTCATTAATTGGTACTTTTTCGAACATACCTTCAAATACTTGTTGTATCGCATCAATAACAGCATATTGGTCACCTCCCCAGTTATCTTTGTGACGTTCAATAATTTTATCTGTAAGAGCACGAACATCCATTTCTAACAACCCCCATTTGTCTGGTTCGTTGTTCCAATATTCTCTTAAAACTTTACGGATGTCGTTTTTCATATACTATAAATACTTCTACTAAACATATAAAATGAAAAATTGATTTTGAATTTTCCTAGCATTAAAAAAACAAGCTATTTAATAACTTGCTTTTTCTTTTTGCTTTAACGCATGCTGCTATAATATATATACGATTTTTTTGTAAAATCCCTTATTAGTTATATTTTCTTTTTTGAACAGTACCGTCAGATAAATATACTTTCCATACACCAACCCTTTTCCCATGGTCGTAAATCATATGAGCTTTAATTTTACCCTCATTATTCCATATTTTCCACTCACCATGTTTTTTACCTTCATGGTCAAATCCTGCGATTGAAATTCGTTCACCGTTGGGTGCGTACATGTGCCATTGTCCAGTTTTTTTTAAATCATTATTATGACAACCTACTTCTTTTATACGTCCGTTATCGTAATATATTATTGTTTGGTGTTGACAATTGTCTTGTGTATTCCAGTCAACACCATTATACTGTCCATATGAAACACCACAGATTAATAAAGTTATACTTAAAATTAAATTTTTCATTAGTTTATAATTTTTGTTACGTCACCATTATCCCACACTAGAAATAATAGACCTTTAGTTTCTATACTAACTTCTTGACCCATTTGATTATATACTTTTACTACTTCTAAACGTGGCACTTCTAATCCCACTGAAACTACGTTAAATTCCTCGTAATTACCATCATAGTCGGTTTGTCTTAATTTGTAATACTGGTAACCAGGTCTAGGATTATCATCTCTAGACGTATAATTTAATAAGTTGTTAGAGTTACCAGCACCATCTACTTTAGTTAATTCTGACCATTCATACCCATCATATGACTTATATATGGTAAAGTAATCATTATTTTGTTCTGAGTATGTTGACCATTCTATAATTACATGTTTTTTAATACCTTCAGATAAAAAGGCATCAAAATGATATAAAGTTATAGGTAGTGCAATTGGTTCTGTTCTATATACCATAATTCTTGTGCATATCATATTTGAAGAACATGGGTACTCATTAAGATGTACATACACCACTCCGGTATATGTTGCTATCCAGTTTATATAAGATGTGAGTCCTGAACATCCAGTAAAATCGTCATTATATGCTAATAATGTGCCACTACCATCACGTAAAGTTATCTGTGTATCATATGAAGCAGCTACCCCTCCACGTTCAGCACACGTTGAAAATTGATATGTGTCTCCAGCTTCAACATTCATTCGCATTACTTCACCGGCCCAATTACATGTTGTAGCATAGGACCAAGAATCGACTGGTGGTACACCTATTGTTGATGGATAATAATTTGTTCCGTTATTACATTGGGTTTTAACGAGAAATGGTACTAACAATAGTAGTACGAGAAGTAACTTTTTCATAATATATTTTTTTTAATTTTGTAGACACTTATAGTGGATAAATGTCCCTTATAAACACGTAAAGAAGGTATACGTATTTCTACTTATATATTATATAAATAGAATGTAGAATAGAGTTATTAAGTTTTTTTAAGATAAATTAGGTCAAAAGATATTTTTTTTATATATTTGTATTAATTAATAATTTTTAAAATAAAAATAAAAAATGAAAGATTCTTGGGTAATATTTGATTTGGACGGTACTCTCGCTAATATCGAAGAGAGGAGAAAATTATCTACAAAAGATAATGGTAAAATGGATTGGGATAAATTTTTCGACCCTGAAAACATTAGATTAGATAAACCTAATCCTGCGGTAATTAAAATGGCACAAGTCTTAGCGGAATCTGGTCACATGATTGCAATTTTATCAGGAAGGAGTAAAGGAACACAATTAACTACGAAATCTTGGTTAAACAGAAATAACGTACCTTACCACATTATTAAAATGAGACCTACAAGTAAGGAGTGGATGTATATGCCAGACGATGAATTAAAACAACACTGGTTAGACGACTTATTTCCTGGTGATATAAGAGATAGAATTGTAGCTGTTTTCGATGACCGTCAAAAGGTTGTGGATATGTGGAGAAAAAACGGGTTAACTTGTATGCAAGTTGCTCCTGGTGATTTTTAATTTACTTAATCCCTCGTTAGGGGGATTTTGTATTTTTTTAATAAATCTTCTAAGTCGTCATAATAAGCATCCTCATCCTTATTTTCCTTCTGTTTTTTTAAGATGTCCCTAATACCGTCAATTAAGTCGTTTTCTTCAGGACTACCTTCAGACTCCAACATTAATTTCCTCATTCTTTTAATTTTGTTTTCTATATTTTTCATTGTTCAAATGCTTGTCTTACTAATTTAAGGTCTTTAGACTTTATACTTTTTATTTCTTTGTTTTTATAGTCTCCCACATAATCATGGTCGTAAGTTTCTCTATCTTGTTCAAAATGATATGGATTAGCCAACACCAATTCTTTAATACGTTCTTCATTATCACCATATGCGGTACCAAAAGAAGTCCCATATTCAATCACGTCTTCTGCGTAATCCGTATCTATATCCCATTCTTTAGCGGGTATAATATTTAAAGGTCCTTCCATAAAATTTCTACTGTCTCCTCCATTATGAAAATAGTTAACCAATAAAACGTATATTTTATCTTTTATGTCCATTCGTGTTGGTTTATAGTACTCTTTATTAAACCCAACTAACTTTAATCCACCTATCGCACCTTTATAAGCTGGTAAGTTTCCTGTTGAATGAGGTTGCGTTTCCATTGCATTTTTTAATTCTTCCATTCCACCTATACGTTGTAAATAAGTAAAATAATGTCTTAATTTTTTTCCAAAAACACTATTTCCAGCTCCTATTTTTTCTACCTCTCTCTCATATTCCATTTTAGCGTCGTATTGCCTTTTAGCATAGGCATCTATTTCCTCAAATTGTTCGTAAAATTCATTACGTTTAGATAATTTTAAATTAGTGTAAAGGTCTTTTTTAACCCCACCTTCATTTATAGATTCTTTTAATATGTCTAATAAACCTGTTTTCATTATTTTATAAATATCTTCCACTTGATACTTTACCACCTAATTCTTATTATTAGAGTATTATGGAAAAATCTAAATTTAACCAGTTAAGTAAATTTGTTTTGGAAAATGTATCTTCTTTAGAAAAAGAAGAAGGTGTTGAGTATGGTGGTAATTTATATGATGTATATTACTATGGTGATGATGATGAAATTATTATTGTGAAATACAGTGAGGATGGGGACATTGAGGAGTTCTTAGATACAGATTCTTTTGATAGTTTTATGGACACAAGAGACCTGGAAACTTTTCAGGACCACTGGGACTACGCTAGAGAAACCGTCTATCAAACTTACTCCACTATGGACTGGGATGTTTTTTTAAGTGAATACGGTATTGACGAATTGGTTGAATTTATTTATGATGAATTAAAAAACAAAGAGGTTAAAATAATAAAATGAACAACTTAGATAAACAATATCAAGAATTACTTAAAACCATACTGGAGTATGGTGTGGATAAAAAAGACCGAACAGGTACAGGAACTAAATCTATATTTGGTTACACCATTAGACATAACATGAAAAATGGTTTCCCTTTACTAACAACAAAGAAAATGTATTGGAAAGGAATTGTAACAGAATTGTTATGGTTCTTACGTGGTGATACAAACATCAAATACCTTGTTGATAATGATTGTCATATTTGGGATGGGGACGCTTATAAGGCTTATTGTCAAGAATCTCCATATCCCTACCCTACGATGACACAACCAGAATTCATTGATGCAATAAAAACAGATGATGAGTTTGCTAAGAAGTGGGGTGATTTAGGTCCAGTGTATGGTAAACAATGGAGATTGTGGTTCCACCATTTCCCAAAAACATACCCAGAAGTAAGTCAAGATGAAAAATATATTGGTGTTAAAACAATAGACCAAATAAAAAACTTAATAGAACAACTTCAAACAAATCCAGATAGTAGACGATTAATGGTTAACGCTTGGAATGTAGGTGAATTAGACCAAATGACTCTCCCACCATGTCATTATGGATTTCAAGTTTATACAAGAGAGTTAAGTCTAGAAGAAAGGCAGAAACTTTGTGAACATGATGTGGATTCACACATCAAATTAGATTCTTTAAGAGTACCTAAAAGAATGTTATCGTTAATGTGGAACCAACGCTCTGTAGATACCTTTTTAGGCCTACCATTCAACATAGCATCTTATGGGTTACTTTTAAAATTAATCTCTCAAGAAGTTAATATGGTACCAGGTGAATTAATAGGTAACTTGGGTGATGTACATTTATATAACAATCATCTTGAACAAGCTAAGGAACAACTAACTAGAGAACCTATGGACTTACCAAACGTTAAGGTAGGTAATCTAGATTTGTTATTAGGATACGCTGAAGTGTCTCTGGAAGACTATAACTCACACTCACCTATTAAAGCACCTCTTAGTAATTAAAAAAAGAAAATATGATTAAAAAATTAAAAAAATGGTTTGACCTAAAAATGGGTTGGTTTTTTGTAAACGGAAGAAAACAAGAAGAATGGTACAAATACTTAAAAGACAAATATGGTGATTCAATTTAAGTTAGCGGTTAACCCACCCAGATATAAAAAAAGAAAATTTTTAAAGAAAAGATATCAGTATTCGTTAGAGTCGTCTACATCGGTATATTCTCGAACTACAGGAGGCACCTCGTCAACAAAGTCTACAAAATCTTCATCGCCACCGATGTAATTTTTTGGTTCTTGTTGTTCCACTTTCCATTTATTATAAAAATAGGATTCATCTACGTATTTATCATTTTCTGATTCTCTTTCTTTCATAAAAACTTCTTTCATTTTTCCCATAACATTTTTTTTTGTGATACAAATATAGGAAAAATTATCTTAAAAGTGTAACGTGTCCTATAAATAAATTAAGTTTATTTGGTGGTGTAATATACCTAACTCTATATACATAAACACCTTCTTGACATTGTAAATTATTATAAGTCCCATCCCAGTAACCGTCTATATCATAAGATTCAAATATTACCTGTCCCCATCTATTAAATATAATCATATGAAATTCTAATCCAGGTGAACCAGTAGCTTTAAAAACTTCATTAGAACCATCTCCATCTGGTGTAAAAGTATTGGGTATAAATAATAAAGATGAACATTCTTCTATTTTTACTGTATAATAAGAAGTGTCACCAACACATCCACCTATACCACTATACACACTTAAAGTGTATGTTCCTGGAGTGTCGTCCCATTGTATAGTAACTTGATGTCCGTTACTATTGGTTATGTAGCCCCCATTGACTTCCCAGTAATAATCTTTATTGATATCATAACTTACTTCATAGTTTTGCGGGGGAATTGGTTCACAATTATTATAAATTCCTTGTGAAAAAATTTGTAAAGGAAATAACAAAATTATAAACCACTTCATATTAATAATGTTGGATTGGTCCTGTAACGGGTCCGTTATTTACTGTTACATTAATTGTTGTATTACAACCAGCTAAACTATAAGTTATTACATGATTACCTATTCCCGCGGTAACTGGGTCAAAGTTATTACCAACCACACCAGGTCCACTTAAAGTCCCTCCAGTTGGGGAAAAAGTTAAAGGTGATGATGGGTCACCAACACAAAAAGGCCCAAGGTTGTTAAGTGTGAGTTGTAAAATATATACATCCAAATTTACTGGAATTCCAGGACACCCACTAACGTTTGTTTCGGTAATTGAAATTGCGTTAGGATAAAGACCTGGGGTACCTCCCCAATCGACAGTAATCGAATTACTTCCTTGTCCTGTTTGTAAGATACCTCCACCTCCAGTGACCGTCCACTGATATGTTGACCCCACAGTATTTGTAACAAAATATTGTTCACCTACAGCATTGATACATACCGTATCAGGATTAATTGTTGTTTGAGCATAAATTGTTGTTGTAAATACAACTAGTAAAAAAGTTAATAATTTTTTCATTTTTTAATTATTTTAATAATGGTTTATGTTAGAAGTAGTCGGTGTTACCACTTGAATATTTCCGTTATAGATATTGAAAGGTACTAATGTACAAGCGTTGTTAGTCCACCCACCCCAAGTACCATCAGCACCAGCTGTTACCTCAATAGTTAAATCTAAAGGATTACAGGTCTGTACCACCTCTACTGTAAAACAGAAGGTCCATGAACAGGTTCCGTTAGGGTCCCAGTCACCAAAATCATCTCCAGGATTTCCATTACCAGGTGAACCGTATTCGTAAAACCATCCAGGCCCTACACTTATCCCAGTGGTAGAACTAGTCGTAGTGGTCATCCATAACCATTGACCAGAACTGGTAATAAAACAATCGTCAGGTGGTAAACCAGGAGTTAGATTAGTCCATCCATTTCCTAAATTTATATCAAAACCTTCAAGCCAATTACTATTTACTTCAGTCCAACCATTCATGGTATAACACACTGTAACTACGGTTCCTGGAGTATAACCACCTGGAGGTGGTGGTGGGGTTAAGGTAAATGATTCAGTACCTGTACAATTTTGAGCGATAACATTAAAACCTAATATTACCATTAAAATTACCCCAACTATTTTTTTACATAACATATCTATTACTATAATATAAGTATTTATAATAAAAAGAATAGTAGATGTCTAAGATTATTTTAACAGAAAAGCAATATCAGAAACTTTTAAATAAAATAGAAGAAGAGGTTGATTTAACAAATTATGAAGCTCCTTTTAGTAGTGAAGATTTTGTTAATTGGGTTAATTCAGAATTTGATACTGAAATACTTAATATGGCTAAAAGTAAAATAGAAGAAAGAATTAATTTTATTAATACTATGATTGGAATAGGTACTAGAACTGAAATAAAAGGTTTTAGGCGTTAAAATCCCTCCATGTGTGCATCATCCACTGATTCTTGCACATCTTTTACTGTAACTTCCATATCCATCATTATATTAGCTTGAAATCGTTCCATTTCTTCACCATCTCTAAAAACAATAATTGTTGGTACTACCAGTATCTTGTATCTACTTTGAAATTTTGGATTTTCATCTATAAGTAACCTACCTACTGAACAATCACTAAGTTTACCTAACCAAGAAACATTTTTTGCTGAATTCCATTTAGCGTTAAATTCTACTACTTGTATACCCGAATTACTTACTTTTGTTATTTTAGTTTGAGCGTTAACATTTAAAGATGTAACACTAAATATTATTATAGATATGATTTTAAAAATTTTTACCATGTTAACTTACTTATCTAAGTTTATCTAACTTCTCTTCTATACGTTTTAAATCTTCTTTAATTTCCTCAACGTCCTCTTGAGTAGTCATAATAGTTTGTCTAATTAGTTGGTCCTTCATATCGAACTCCATCCTAGTAACTTCAGGCTCTGGTAGTTCTATTACAGGTAGTTCTTTTGCTTCTTGTATGTCAGCTTGAAGAATAAACCACATACTGATAATGGTAGCCATTCCCGCACCTATCCCCAGTAAGGTTTTTATGGAAACCTTAAATGACGTATCTTCGTTTAGTTCTTTACTCATTGTTATTTTATGTTATTTTAAAAATATATAATTAGCACCCACTTTAAAGTCGTGCCATTCTCTATTCCAATATTTAGTATAATTTCCCTCTAAAAATATCCCTACACTTTTAGTTATTCTCCAACCAAATATTAATCCACCACCGTAATCTACCCAGTTTTTATTTTCGTTAAAACGATGATAAGAATAGTCTTGTTTTAAATCTAAATGGTAAGGTAATACGTTTATCCAGGAGTGTACCCAGAAATCTTTTGTGTAGTGATAAAAATCAGCTCCTAAAATTAATGAGTGACACCACTGAGGTGGTATTTCGTCTCGTTTTTCTCTACTATAATCAGATATTACTGTAGGGATTACAGTATTTTCAAAAACCGCACTACTTGTAGCAACTAATTCACCGTTAGGGTCATAATAATTACCGTCAGTAGGGTTGAATGTATAACCCTCTTCTTGTGCCAAATAAGTGTAATCACTGTACCCATTTTGAATTAACCATTCTTCTACTGGGTCATAACCATAAGGGTCAGATATCCTCTGGACCAATCCCAGATTAAACGATAACTTATTAGTTAAATTATATCTATACCTTTGAGAGGACTCAAAGTAAGTAATATCGGTAAAGTTATTTTCTAAATATTCTACTTTAGCCAACCAATGTTTATCTACGTATCTTAAAAAATAGTGTTGGTTCAAATAATTTTCACCTAATAATCTTCTATAGTCAACCTCTGCCAGATACTCAAATCCTTTTATTTTACCCACAGTAGACGCGTCACTTAAAGATTTTTCTGTACCATCATAAAATATATTAGCTCTATTTTCATATCCAAATCTAGCTCTTTTTCTAATCCCTACAGCTATAGAAAAATCAAAAGGTGTTTGAGCTTTATCATAAGATAGTTGTCCTTGTGGTGTAATACTATATAAATCACCATCAGATATAGAATTATTACCATTCATTGCCGCGTAAAATGTAGAATACTTGAAAATTTTCTTCATTCCTTGTGAAAATTTAGAAGGTTCTTTTTTTGTTGGTGTTGTGTCTACTTGCCCTAAAACTATTAGGGGGTAAAGTAATAATAATACTAGTAATTTTTTCATTGTTTTATAATTCTTTTAGTTACTATAATTTGGTTTGATTTAACAGTTAAATTGTATAACCCTGTTGTGAGAGATGAAACATTTATTTTACTCTCATTCCTAGAAGTTAATATTAATTTACCCATAACGTCTCTTATTTCTACAATTACATCGTCATTCAAGTTATGTTTGATATTGATAGTTTCTTGTGTTGGGTTAGGATATACAATTATTTTTCTGGTGTCTTCTGATGCCTCATCTAAATTAAGTGGTGTACCGTCTTGACAAAAATTATATTCCGCTTGACAGAATGCATCCCAGGAGTTATCACAACAATAGGGGTCAACAGATATTACCCAAGCGTAACAAGTATCGTTTAACCAATACGGTACACCAGGACCACCAATACAACCAGCGTCATATAAACAACTACCATCATCTACATTAGCAGATGAATTGTAATTGTACGCACTAACATCTGTACATCCCATAACCATTTCTATACAAGTTCCATTATCTACATTAGCTGAAGGATTGTAGTTAAGCATTGTACTATCGGTACATCCAAAAATTGCAGGTGTGTAACAATAATCTATACTCCAGTAATCTACCACTGTTGAGTCTGCCTCCCAAAATTCCACAAACCCAGCATTATTACATCCTGGATTATAAAAACAAGAGCCATCATCAGTATTAGCGTTAGGGTTGTAAGAGTCTACATGAGCAGTAGAATCAGTACACCCAAAAACTTTAGGTATGCAATTATACCCACCAAAAGGGGTACCCGTGTATATATCTTGGGGACCATTAAATTTTTTCAATTTATTACCATTAGCCCAAGGATATGTACCTTCTTCTATTATTATACCATAATCGTTTTTAACTACGACTGAATTTTGTATAGTCTGTATTTGTATTTGAGATGGGTTTTGTTGTGGTAGTGGTATTTCAAAGTAAAACATCTCTAAAGGTGTTTGGTATACGTCTACAGTTAAGTCTATAAAGAATGTATCTACAAAAACTCCAGGGTCTAATTTAAAATCCCATAGTTGATTTCCTTGCCTTAAACCAATAAATGAATTGCCCCAACCGTCACCACCATCGTCTTCTAATATTACTTGGTATTGTACAGGACTAATATATTCTGGAGAAGTAGCGTTAGGGTCATAGTTAAATGAGGTACTATCCATACACCCGTAAATGTGTAATGTCTGACAACTACCATCATCTACATCAGCTAATGGATTATACTCTTGGTACTGTGGGTCCATACAACCAGGTACAACTAATAAACCATTACATAACATAGGCCAAGGTGTCGAGTATGTTCCGTCACTTGAAATGGAGCTACCAAA